ATGGAAAGAGGGTGGACTTTGGTAAGTTTTTTGTATCGTATGCAAGGTCTTCTTTATCTGTAAGCTTTAACGTATTTTTTCTTCTTCCTGATCTATAGCGTCCATCCTCTTCTCCGTTTGTTTTTATAGTTGGTTTTTTAGGTTCTAGTTCAGGAAGAATTTCTTTTAAGGTTTTAAAGTGTTTGTTATTTATAGATATACCATATTTGTTCCAATGATATATTTGAGATGGTGATACATTACAGATACGAGCTATATCTATCACTGTCATATGATGATTTTTCAAAAGCTGCATTAGAGTATTCATGTTCTTCCTCTACATAATCATTTAATGAGTTTGCATAAGCTTCGATTGCTTCAAGATATCCTGCGATAACATCTACGTTACATTTTTCTTCGACAGAATTGTACCATGCACAATCTCTCATACAAAGTCTTAAATCAGTTTTTCCTTTTTCAGGTGGATTAAATCCTATTGTCATAATAGGACAAAAAGGTCTTTTAGCCATTAGTACCTCCATTCTATTGGGTTGCTATTGAATACACATCCTTGACTTCTTTTTAATGGACATGATTCACATTGTGTTTTGCTGTTTATGAAATAATCACAAGTAATAATTATGATTCTAACAGCATCCATTAATTCTTCTTTTTTCAATTTTTCAAATTTTAGATATGTTTTAGCATCCAAGATTTCATTTTCATTTGTGTATCGCAGACGATAGAAGTCATCAACTGCATCTATTAATACAGCATTTTCTGTGATACTTAATCCTTTAATTGATTCTGTATTAAATTTTTTGTTACAAATTGTGATTTCCATTGGTTGCTCCTTTCTTACAACCAAAGTACACAAAGAAACAAAACTTAATATCCTGTAAATGCTTGTGCCACTTCTCTGAAGTTTATTGTATTTAAACATTCATTTAGAAGGTCAGGCCATACTGTATTATAGATAGCACTCTCTTCGATCATTTCACTTATCTGTTCACACTCACTTTCGAGGTTATTTTCTATTTCAGCAGCCAGTTCTGCGATAATACTTTGTTCATCAGCACCTTCTGCACAAAGACTGTTCAGCAGTTCTGAATAGTATTTATAGATGTTATATTCGTTCTCAATATGTAGTGTTACACACCATGTGGCGTAATTACTGTAACCGTTATATCCTTCTAACATTTCTATTCTCCTTTAATATAAAGCATTAAAGCAGGTGAATACTACTGTGATTAAAATTGTGATTATTGATATTGTTATGATTTTTTCTTCCATAGTATCCTCCTTATTTTATTTGTTTATGATCTATTACAGCAACAATATCATCGCAGCAGTTATTATTTGGGTTATAAATCAGATATACCTTAACTTTCTTTCCTTTCTTTTCTTTCTTTGTATATCTGACTGTATATTTTTTATATTTTCCTTTATAATCTCCTTTAGCTGTTGTATTCAAACATTCAACCACAACATAGTTTTTTCCTTTTCTATGTTTAATAATGCTGCTGTTTGCTTTAACGTATTTTATGGATTTATCAGGATAATATTTTTGGCAATAACTTTTGACTATAGTTTTATCAGATGTAGCAGCATCTGCTGGAATTGTTGTTAGGCTTATTATTGCGATAATTAGTGTGAGTATTATTATTACCTTTTTCATACTCTGTCCTTTCTCCAAGCAATAATATTTTGTTTTTCATCAACCCAAAATCCATTACGTGGTAACAATTGATACATTTCAATTGCAGATCCAAATAGTTTTTCAGGTATATTTATCATTAGATTTTTCTTTCTGAACAAGATTTTATAAACCAAAATTCTCTCCCCCTTTCCTTTTCTTAACAGGGACGGGTTATAGCAGATTTTATTTTCGTGTGATTGGATTAGTTTTTTATTGGGCCTGACTTTAGTTGTTTACATTCGTTGAACCCTCACCGGGCTCTCAAAAAAAGAAGGGGATGATCCCCCTCTTTTTAGGCCAGAACTTCTGAAGCGGATTCAGTGTAGTTCTTGTTGAAGCTGGTGTTGGTGAAGACCTGATCGCCAGCTTCTCTGATGTATCTGTGGACCGTGATTACTGTTCCTGCGCTCTGGTTAATTTCATCCGGGTCGTATGACTGGCAGCCGAGCTGGTCCAGAAGCAGGTCGAGCTGGAAGTTATCTCCGTTATCGAAGAATGGAATGAACACTGGTCTATAACCTTCTGTGTGTACGAATATGCCTGTAACGTCTTCAGTTTCTTTGTTGATGCGGTAATCGATTTTCTTGAACACTGCTTCGCAAGTTCCGATTGGCATTTCAACGTCTCTTCTCATCTTCTTTACATCGTTCAGTTTCATCTTATATCTCCTTTCATAATGAAAAATAAATAAAATACATAAAGGAAAAATCCTTAATTATCTTCTTCTGTTATTGTTGTTTCCCACTGGTGAGAATCGTAATTGTACTCAAAGCCGAAATCTTCAAGTGTTCCCCACAGCCAGGAAATTGTCTGTTTTTTATCTTTGATTGTTGTTTCCTGGTCTTTGATGACGAGCTTAAGTTCACTGATTTCGGCTTTCTGATTAGCGATTGTCAGTTTCTGATTGCTGATTGTTTTATTTAGGCTGGCCTGTTTCTGATATGCCTTTTTGTATTTGTTGTACGTGGTCTTTTTGACTTTGACGTATTTCGATTTACTGCCAGCGTCAGCTTGATATCCACTATCTGTAAGCGGCATCGCGGTGAACATCAGAGCCACCGCGATAAAGATGATTGCTATCTTTTTCATGTCTATCTCCTTTCTATCTGTAGATGCACTGAGCAACTACCTCTGATCTGGAATTTTTCTGAAGTTCTGCGAATCTCTTCATGGATTCGAATTTATCTGATGTGGTGTGCAGGATGCGTCCTGTGTTTACTTCGATGATGATGAATGTCTTACGAGTTTTCATGATAACCTCCTATCAAAACCTAAAAATATAAAAATCAAAAAGGAAAATTACTTAATTAAAAACGAGCAAGAGCCGAAGCTCTTACTCGCAATATGAATCTTCGTAGAATGTTTCGAGTTCTATTGCTTCGAATTCTCTATCGCACCATGTGCATTTATCCTGAGATTCACGAACTGGTCTACCACATGTTGGACAGATGCTCCATCCAGGTTCCATGAATTCTGCAAGCAGTCCGTTTTTCTGCAGATAAGCGTAGTGCTGGAAAAATTCGAGACATTCACTTTCTGGTGCGATATCTCTAAATGCTCTCTCGTATGATTCTGGACGAGAGAATCTCTGTGCAGCATATGAACCAAACTCGTTATCGTTTGGTCTTGCTGTCCACTGGTCTATATCGTTGACTCGTGAATCTCTAACTAATGGTGCTGAGAAACTCCAACCAATAGCATTACTCCAGATGAGAGCACATCTACGTGCTTTACTCATCTCTTCATGTACAGCGTGTGCTGGTTTAGTATCTTCTTCAATGAATGATACTGAGATATTACGTGATTCCCACACATTTGCAATGAATTGTGCTTTCGGGTCACGTTCTGATGCACATACGATGAATACATGCATCGGTTTACGATTGTATCTGTTGTACCATTTCATTTTATTGGTAATTTCTCTAGCGTATGGTGAACCCATCTCGCATACTTTCTTGAGAGTGTAGACTTTCTCATATTTAGCATTTGCAACTGCGAATGCCTTTTTATACAGTGCTTTACAAGCTCCAACCTGTCCTGCATGGTCTACGATTGCGTAATTAGTAATCATCTTGAAACCTCCTATCAAAATAAAAAAAATTAAAATCTAAAAAGTGAAATAATTTAATTAAATAAGCGAGAGTCTTAAACCCTCGCTTTATTTAAGATAATCGTTTCCGAATCCGTCTGGATCGGAACCGTATTGTATATTAATAGCTTCAGTAGTTAGGATAGTACCTAAATGGTTTTTACCAATGCCGTTGCAGCGTCCCCAGAAGGTATCATTCCAGGTATTATCTTCGACGATACCTCCTTTACCGGAACGGACTAATGCATTGATTAGCTTATTTTGTAGTTGAGGATTCTGTTTGAACTTAACGTGGATTACAGCCTCCATGACATCCAAGCGGATATCATTCCAATCAGGCCTTAACTTAATTCGTTTACCGAGTTTCTTTGCTTCGAAACCGTTAAGTTTTTGGAATTTTTTACGGATTTCTAAATCTGTAGTTTTAAAACTTTGGAAACAAGCCTCAGCACATGCGAACTCAAGTCCATTTACTCGAATCCTACATGGGTACATGTTGCTTAAGAAGTAGTATTCGTTACGGAAAAGCATCTTGAACCTCCTATTTTTAGTCTGTTTTATTCGTTATAAAGTAAACCAATTAATGATATAGAATAAAAGAATTAACAATATAAAATAAACAAGCACTTCCTCCTACAATATTTCTCAGTGCCTGTGTATAAAGTAATTACTTTGTTCTGGCTCTTACCGCCTATCATAGATGTATATGTCCATTAGCCACTCCTTCTAATGGAATCGTTCCCCCTGTGGGGGATGTTCTCCTAAGGCGTTCTCTGGAGCACCAGAGCGTGGTAACTATTTATTTGTCAATGTGCAGGTCATCCTTCGCTGACAACTGACGATTAACATAATGGAGAGGGATGTGCATTTTATTTGCGTCCGACAGGATTATTGGAAAGTTTTTCTGATCAGTAAATGGGAAAATATGGAAACCCAGGCAAAGGCCGATTACAACACATCAGAAAAACTTTTCAATAACAGCAAATAAAATGTGCAACCCTGAGGCTCCATTATGTTAATCTAGGGCAGTCGAGAAGGTGACCTGCATTGCAGACAAATAACTATAGTTACAGCTCCGGTGGTCCTGAGTACGGCTTAGCTAGAGAACTCCGCTACAGGGGGAATGACGGAATAGAAGGTGTGGGTAATGGTCTACATATACACTATGAGAGGTGGTGAGTGCCAGAACAAATTATAATTACATACACAGGTGCTGAGAAATATTGATGGGAGGATACAGACCCTCGCAAAGAGTCCTGTGGGGATTATCTGATTTTGTTATGTTGTTATTTTTAGAACGTGGGAAACCAATTATAGTTCACGTTCATCGAAGCATCATGGCGTTGCAAAAAAAAGAGGGATAAACCCTCTTTATGCTAATTCAACTGCTTGGCTCTGATTTTTGGTTCTGGTATCAAATGTAACATTAGTGTATGTTCTATTTGATATATTGCGCTGATAACGCTGTGCAATAATCGTTGTACCTGCCTTCTTATTAATTTCTGTCGGATCGTAGCTGACTACATCAAGCTGTTCGAGGAGGAAATCAAGCTGGTAGTTCGCTTCTTCGAACACTGGAATGTACAGCGGCTTGAACCCTTCGATGTGGATAAAAGCACCTGTTACATTCTGATCATCATCAATACGGTAATCGATACGCTTGAATACAACTTCTGAAGTCCCTAAAGGCAGCTCCATAACTCTCGTCTTCTTTACAAAATCATTCATCTTCATCTTCTTTCTCCTTTCACTTCACATATATAAGTTTGTTGGGGCCATCTTCCGATGACGGAGCGCAATCGACATAGTGGAGGGTGATGTGTACTTTATTTATGTCCGTAAGGATAATTGGAAAAGTTTTTCTGATTTATCAGAATAAAGTTTTTCAATTACAATAAATAAAGTATGCAGCGCCGAGGCTCCACTATGTTATTGTCGTGGAGGCATTGGGAGTAGGCTCCGATGAACTTATGTGAAGTGAAAATAGGGGAGAGGAGATGAGATGATGGTAAAGGAGACGAGAGTGGAGTTGCCGAAAAGGGCTCAGAGGTTGTACAAGCGTATGATACCGTGATGATGGTCAGAGATACAGGTGCTTATCCACGTCGTAAAGGGTTCAGATGATGTACGCCAGTGTTCAAGCGAACTACTAAGGTGATTTCCATCTGAACAGCGCGTAGGCAGCTATATCCAGACAGAAATGATGAAGGCAGGAAAACGGTATTGCACAGTATCAGCGTAATATATCAGAGGAACATACATGTTGCATGATACCAGAGCTAGGAGCAGAGCCAAGAGCGAATTAGCAGGAGGCTTTACCGATAAACGGCAAAAGCCATGTATCCAAGACAGCAACAGTAAACTATCAGATCGCGAAGGTAACATAAACCCGTACCAGTACGGAATCTTATAAAAATTTTTTTCGGTCCGAATTGAGCACTTTTTTGGTTGTTTTTTACATATATATCCAAATAATATTTTTAATATAAATAAATATTATATAATATATATAATACATAATAAAAATTTATAACCTAAAAATATTATTTGGAAACTAATGGTAAAAACAACCAGAAAGATGTACTAAATTTGACGAAAAAATTTTTACAAATTTCTTGTCCTGCACTAACAAAATGATGTAATCATGAATTAGTTTACATAATACCTATAGGATTTTACCGTTACAGAACGTGCAAAGGCCAAGAAACCCAATGCGAAAGACGTACTCGATAGTACGCATATCGGTTATTAGTAACCGTCTGCAGTAGCAGTGCGTATTACCAAGTATTGTTCAATTGTTAATATATGTGTGACCATACGATGTAGCCACTGCCATACGTGTGCCAGTACACCAGAAACGTGTCGGGAAGTAACCTACATGATAAAGGCTACTGCATCTGCCCCAGCAGTGCAGTAGCTACATCTAATCAGTAACCCAGATTTTTGAACCACATAGTAAACGTACTTAATGTCAAGCTAAGTCAAGAAATATTGGTTATATAGAGATGGGGGGTGGGTTTAAAAATCGGTGGAATGTCGGGGTGATATATACGTTATATATTATTGTCTGTCTATTTGATATGGTTTTCTTTTTTAATAATTCCAATCTAAGTTCGAGAAATTTTTAATTCGTCGTTTAATTCGTTTGATCTATTTAAAATTTTGGCCATATTTTTAAATAGGGGGTGGCCTTTAAAACCACTATATGTAGGAACCCTATTGACCTTGTACCACTATATATAGTACAATCCAAATTAGGAGGTACTATATCATGAGAATTATTATAACCGATCTTGAATCAGGCGAAGTTAACATCCAATTTGAAAAGAACCTTAATGATGAAAAAGGACCTACATTCCCTGAAGTTTATGCCAGACTTATGGCTGCTATGGAGGGGTCTGTAAACGCTTTTCTGAATAATGTAGAAGTACCAAATAAGGAAAGATTCAGGGAGAGTCTCTTTGATATCCTTGATACCGGATTTGGAAATTTCCTGTATAAGGTATTTCCTGAAGTAAATCCGGGGGAATTCGACCTTACAGATGCTGCTATTGTGTATGCACAGGATCAGATTATCAGTAAGGCTGAAGCTGAAGGTAAGACCTATAAGGAAATGTTGGAAGAATATGAAGCTATGGCAGATGCCTATATAGATGATAAGAGGAAGAATTAGTTGCTTGAGAGATGCCCTAGATGTGGTTCTACGTTAACCACAACAACTGCATATAACGGGGGTCCTTCTGAGTTCTGGAAAGAATGCACTAACCCTTCCTGCAACACTTACGTAAATACATATGTCCCACAAGCCCATCAATTCTCTTTTCATGAGGACCCCCATACTTTTAAGGGTAATTTTGGCGGTTATGGTTCCGGTAAGACCCTGACCAGTAGGGAAGAGATATATAAGCATGTATTCCTTACTCCTAATGGTAATTTCCTTATTGGAGCTAATGTCGCGTCTCAGTATGAGCAGACTATAAAGCGTGAAATTGAAGCAGATATACCTGCTGCATTCGTTAAGCATGTAAACACTCAAAAGGCTTATATGGACCTTATTAATGGTCATAGAATCATGTATAGGCCGTACGATGATCCTGAGAAGCTCAGATCTTACAACCTGACTGGTTTTTTGATTGTTGAGGCATCAGAGGTCAAGCAACAGTCGTTTACCCAGCTTAAAACCAGAACCAGAAACCTTGCTGCAACGGTCCCTCAGATGGACGAGGAAGGTAATGTTCTTTTTAAGATTGCAGCAAATGGAGCCAAGATTCCTTTAATTGCTCATAATTGGCAGAGTGGAATCATAGAGTCTAACCCATCTGCTGGGTGGATCAAGAATGATATACTGACCGCTTCAGATATTATTTATAAGCATGGTGAAATTGTAGACGAGTATGAGATTGACCCTGATAGGTCTGATCCTGCGATTTCTACTCATGTTACCAGCACATCTGCTAATGAATTTTTACCCGATAATTTTATAGCTAATAACGTAAAAAATAAACCACTATGGTGGGTAAACCGATACATTTATGGATCATTTCTTTATGCTGAAGGTAAGGTTTACCCTAAATCAAATGCTTGTGTAATAGATGATTTTGATATACCTAAACATTGGAAAAGAATTGTTTCGTTTGACTATGGACTGGCTGATGATGCTGTATTCATTGCTGGGGCTGTAGATTTAGATAAAGGGATACTTTATATCTATGATGAATGTAGGAGTAACGATAACAATGTTGAAACGCTTGCTCAATTGTTCTTTGAATTCACAAAAGATATCCCAATCGGAGGATGGATATGTCCTCCTATTATCGATCCAAAATCCGGACCTAAACGTGACTACGATAAAAAATCCCTGTCAGACCATTTCCTTGACTACGGCATCTCGTTCATACCTGGATTCATTAACGTCGATGCGAGGATATTCAGGTTAAATACATATTTTGAATCTGGAAAAATCAAGATCATGCGTAAGTGTAAAGGTCTTATACATGAGCTTGATGAGTATAAATTTAAAGCCGATGAAAGTTTAGCTAGTGGATATACTGGAAAACCTGTTGATAAAGATAATCACGGTATTAACGCTCTGGAATGGATCACTATGGAACTTCCTGCTAATCCTGCTGATTTGCTTTTCGGAGTCTATGGTAAGGAAGGTGTAGATATCTCAAAAGAAGCTGAAGAGCAGCGAAAACAAGAAGCGTTTTGGGCTTTGTCTGATGATTCAGATGCTTATGAACCTATGGATGAGACGCCTTATGATATGGTTGATTATCATATGTGGTAGAGAGAGGTGATAAATGAATGGCTAAAAAGAAGAAGAAAAAGAAACTTACTAAAGGGCAAAAGATTGTAAAGAAAGCCAAGAAGTATGTTGGTAAAAAGTATAAGGCTCACAATAATAAGTGGACGAAACATTTTGCTGGTAAGTTTGGAATCAAGAAAAATGGTTACTATCCTCTAGGGTGGTGTACTATTTTTGCATTATGTATTTTTGACTTCTGCGGTTATCTTGCATTATTGCCTGTTAAAGCACTTGGTAAGAAAGCTTCAAATACTAAGTATCTTTATAAAAAACTCAAGAAACAAGGTAAGATCGTTAAAGACCCTAAGAAAGCAAAGAAAGGAAACCTGGCTTTCAAAAAGGTCGGAAGCACGAAGAAGAAGAGTACAGGTCACACTTCAATATTCATCAAGTACAAGAACGGCTACGTGTACACCATCGATGGCAACGTAGGCGGCGGTGTTAAAGCTCGTAAGAAGAAGGCTGCGTGGTACGTGGGCTTCAGCAATGTTTTATAGGAGGGAATCATGGACAACTTATGGATTAAGGCAGCGCTTGTAAGAGCAATCAAAACAATAGCACAGACGGCAGTCGCAACGATAGGATCGGCAGCGGTACTGTCCGCAGTAGATTGGCGCATAGTGGTTTCTGCTTCTCTGCTGGCAGGTATACTGTCTATCCTCACCAGCGTGGCAGGACTTCCAGAGGTGCATCTGGCGGAGACGCAGATAGAGGACGCAGACACAGACGAGGATGAGATAACTCTCGATGAACTTCTCGCTGTTCTTCAGGAAGATGATGAAGATCCCGATGACGATGAAGAGGTTGAGGTCCAAGAGGAGGAAGAATAATGCAGACTGCTATATTTCCGATGAAGACTTTAAGGTTTTCAGCTATCTGGAATACCTCTAAAGCACATAAGAAGTGTAGTGGAGCAGGGTATAAGAAAACTAATTATAAAGATTACCCTACAGATCTTGTTGGTTCCGATACCGGACGAGATTGGTTCTATGCTCCTTGTGATTTAGTTTGCCTTAGAGTCTATGGTAAGGCCAGCCACTGCCTGTGGTTCAGAAGTGTTGATAAAGTAGATACACCTAAAGGTGAAGGTTATCTTTACTTTATGGTTGAACACATGAGTGTGTCTGGATTTTACAAAGGCAAAAAGATTATTAAAGGCTCCAGGATGTTTCGTGAAGGACGTGCAGGTAATGCTACTGGCAATCATCTGCATATTTCCTGTGGTTTTGCAGAAAGTAAAAAATCTGTAGTGTTTGGCACAGGTTGGAAGAAAAATAATCACGGAGCATGGGTCCTTTATATTAAAGGCGTTACTAATATTAAGATTAATAAAGCTTTCTATCTTGATAAATCTTTTACTAAGGTAAAAGATGAAAGAATGGATTTTGTTACAGCACCTAAACCTTTTAAGAAAGGACATACTTATGTGCTCAAGGCTACTATGAATGTCCGTAAAGGTGCAGGAACTAATTATAAGATCAAAGGAAAGCTTAAAAAAGGTAAGAAAATTACCGCACTGTCCGTAAAAAAGGTAGGTAGTGCTTATTGGATTGAGTATAAAAAGGACCGTTGGTTCTGTGCGAAGGGCTCAAACGGTACAATTTATGCTAAATCTGCGTAAAGGAGGGCGTTTATGGACATGATAATCGGTTGTATATTCCTTGGTGTTATACTGATAATTTTGCTTATTTTTTGCAAAAATATCACTTTTAATGTGAATATTGTGTATCCAACACCAGAATATACAGATTACGCTGACCTTTATAGTAAAGAAGGTGAGCCTAAAGACGATGAGCTCAAAGAGACTATAGATGATGCTCTAAAATCAATTAATAGCATCATGTTAGATCAGGAGGAAGATGCTTATGAGTAGTCCTATTGAAAAGAAATGGGAAGAAGAAAAGTTACTCAAGATGCTTAAGGATAATTATGATTATGCTAAACGGCATTATCTAAGAGATCATAAACGTATGCGACTTTTAGATGGTACTGATAGAGGGGATCTTTGGAAAGCTATTAAGGCTAAGTTTCCTCCGTATCAGCTTCTTCCTGATACTAATTATGTCAGCCATGTTAAGAATAATATTTTAGCATCGATTTATACCGTTAGTAAATCTGCACAACTTGTTCCTACTTCAGAAGCAGATGTTGAATTCTGTGAGAGAATGAATATCGCAATTGAACATGATTGGGATAAGAACAATGTAGCTTATTATATGTTCCAAGCTGGTGATAGAGCTGCGCTTTTGAATGTAGGATATACTCAGGTATTTTGGAATGAGGATAAAAAACAAGTTGGTTATAGAAATATAGATCCTATTCATTTTATGCGTGACCCTAATGCTGAAGACCTTCAATCTGGGGGTTATTGCATGATTTATAAGATTTACGATAAGAGTTGGTTTCTTAAGAGTAAACTTTATAAGAAGGTTTTCAAAGAAAAAGTTATTGATGAAAAGATAATGGGATCTACGGAAATGCCTCCTGACTATAATGGTAGACCTGATGTAGGGGATAGTGGAAGACACTATGTACTTTTTATTCATTGGGTAAGAAATCCTGAAGGTGGTATAGATGAAATCCATACTATAAATAATGAAATACTGCTCCTGCATAGGTGTAATATCAAACCAGATATGTATCCTTTTGCTGAGCTTTATTGCAACCTGCCGGGTTCATCGCTCATTGGTTCTAGTGAGCCAGCAAAGATCTTCGCCAATAATCTGGTTTATAATCTTATGGATTCTATCGCTTATACATCAGAGTATAAGAACCAGAGACCTCCAAAGTTCGTAAGTAATCAAAGCGGTTTGAACCTGGCAGCGTTTGCAAAACATGGTTATGAAGCTGATAGGACATTTACTGTAAATGGTGATGCTCGTAACGCAGTACACTATCATGAGTTCCCACAGGTTAGCCCACAGCTTGCAGGTTTGCAGCAGAAGATGGACACGAATATTAAAACCATGTCAGGGGTGGATGATAAATATACAGGTAGAGATACAGGATCAATCATTACTACAGGTGGTACAGAGGAGATGCTCAATAGAGTAACTCTTATTGATACTCCTAAAGTTTTGAATTATGAGAAGTATACCAGAACGCTAACTGAACTTACGGTTAGAACTATGGCAGAGTACTCACCTGATAGAGTGTATGTTGTGGTAGATGATGAGAAATCTACACCGGAGAAGACTTATTATAAGACCATAACGATACAACAGGATGAAATGGATCCAGATGCTGTATTTGAATATGTCATTCAGATTAGTAGCGAACTTCCTAAGAATAAACAACGTGTTCAGGCATGGGCCAATAATATGATGGAGAAACAGATGCAATATCAGCAAGCTGGAATGCAAATAGATTGTATTACTCCACAGGAATGGCTTAGATGTCAGGATGTACCTTATAAGGAGCAGATGCTTAAGCGTATGGGAATCCAAGCAGGTCTTAACGCTTATATGGAGGCTGAAAATGTTGTTGCTGAATATGCAGCGTTGCTGGAAAGTGGGGCGTTACCCGAAGATGCTATGAACCTCGCTGCAGGAGGTTTACAGGCTATGCGGCAAGGTGAACCTACGCCTTATCAACAGATGTCTACTGATGAGGCAGCTTTAAGTGAATCAGGAGCCATGTCAGGTTTAGGTGTGTAACTTACTCCTTTTTCAAGTCAAGATATAGTAGTATGAAGTCAAGTGTTGTTGTGCAATGCTTGACTTTATACTATATATAGTATATATTTAAGTTGAATAAAGGTCCTACACCTATATGTAGTGTTTTGCCAGTTACGCTCTCTGGCGATAAGAAAGGAAAAGGGTAGAATTAATGGCAGATAAAATGTCAAACGAAGAAATCACTAATGAATTTGAAACTTTATTTGGTAATCAGGAAGAAGAGGAAACTGAAGAAGAAATTTCTGAAGATCCTACTGAAGAAACTGAAGAAACTGAAGAAAGTGAAGAGGAAGAATCTGAAGAAGAATCTGAAGAAGAGGAAATTGAAGAGGAATCCGTAGAGCATCCTGATGATAAAAGGCAAGCTCAACAGAATTATGCTTTTGCACAGCAAAGACGTCAGATAAAAGCTCAAGAAAAATTTATTAAAAATATTGGTAAGCTTATAGGGATGGAAGGTGCAAAACCTGAAGAAATCCAAAGCAAAGTCCAAGAAGTACTTCTTGAGAAACAGTCTAAAGAACAGAATGTTCCTGTTGAGATTTTACAAAGGCTTGAACGTGCTGAAGCTATAGTTCAGGAAAATCAAACAATTAAATTACAGAATGAAGTTCAGAGTTCTTTTGCAGAGCTTGCTGAAAAACATTCTTTGGGTCCTGATGAAATCAATGAGTTTACTAAATATCTTATTGAAAATGATAAGAACCCATTAGAGCATCCTGAGGTAGATATTGCAGCAGAATATCTCAAATTACATTGGGAAGATATGCTGCAGAATGCTGCTAAAGAAGCTTTGGAGAAAGAAAAATCCAGAAAGAAAAAAGTTGATAGTAATTCTCCAACAGCTGCACCTAGTGGTAAAGATGCTCCTGATGAAGAAAAGATTAGTTCTGTTGCTGATCTTGATAAGTTATTTAGCAGTATGAATCTGTAAGAGAGCGTAATGAGAAAGTAGAGGTATTTTACTATGGCAATTACACTGAATGCGCTGGCTCCAACTGCTGATATTAATACTCTCGTTGAGCTGGCAAACAACACTAAAAACCTGGTAAGACCAGAAGTATTTTATGACAAGCAACTGCTTGATACAATCAGAGTTGGTTCTGACCAGTATGTGTACTATAAACTGGCTGATACTCAGCCTATTAGAGGTAAGGCTGAAAAGCTTACTGTAAGAAGATGGGCTCCACTTCAGGCCCATACAGTACCTCTCGTTGAAGGTATTCCACCGACATCCGATAAAGGTTCTGTAGAGAAATATGAGATGGAAGCTTACCAGTATGGTAGATATATGGAGTTTACAGATAAGGTTGACTTCTCAGTAGTTGATCCTGTAATCGCTCACTATGCTTCTGAGTACTCAATCGTAGCTATTGAGACTCTGGATATGCTTGCTAGAGAAGAGCTTTTCTCAAAGGCACAGCCTTTCTATGCTAGTAAGAAAGACGGAACAGCAGTATCTTCTTTTGAAGCTCTTACTGTAGATGATTCCGTTCCTAATATGACTGACCTTAGACTGATTGTTCTTTCTCTGCAGAGAGCACTCGTTAAACCTAGATCAGGCGGTAGATATGATGTTATCGTTTCTCCTGAATGGACGTATGATATGGTAGATGATCCTACTGTTGTTAAGTTTATGACTATCAATCAGACCACTAAGGATATGTATGATGGTTCTGTACTTTTCCCTATGTTCCATATGGTATTCCATGAAACTCTTGTGGCTCCTGCTAACGGAACATTTGAAAAGGATATTAACGGTACTATTACCAGATGTAAGAGGTTCTGGGCTCCTACGAGCGCAACTAATCCATCCGGTTATACCCCTACTACAGTAGGAGATTTTAAGTACGTTACTATTCCTGAGACAGATACTGACTATTGTAAGAAATCTGATGCTTATGTAAGAGATCCTAGAACAGGCCAGGATGCTTCATTTATTCCTAACCTTGAGATTTGGACTGCTCCTGATGGTTGGTCTGAACTTAAGGTTCACCACATCCTCGTAGTAGGTAAGGATGCTCTTACTAGAACAGGTCTTGAAGGTCAAGGTAATGCTAAGATGTATACTAAGCCAAAAGGCTCTGCTGGTGTTCTTGACCCAATCGATCAGAGACAGTCAATCGGATTTAAGATCAACTCTGTTGGTTTTGGTTCCACTAGACTTGAGGCGATTGTAGACTATCGTTGTGTACCATCTGCTGCTAACCTTCTTTAATGAAGGTTAGCTTCAGATTTACTTATTAGGAGGTTTATATGGCGAATAAGGCAAAAATTGAAGCTAATATAGTTAAAGAATCTGATATGAATGTTGCAAAGGCAGAATCAGGCAGAAGAAGACTTGGAGCTAAATTCAAGAAAGAAAAGAAAGTTTCTGTTTCGATTTCTCCTTTGTATAAACCATATTTCGGTAGAGTTATGACCGTTAGTATTAATGGTATATCAGTAGCAGTTCCTGTTGATGGTAAGACTTATCAAGTTCCTGAATCATTTGCAGAGGAAATTAATATCCGTAAGTTCAGACAGGATGCACTTATGGAAAAATCTAAAAAACTCAGCGATGTGCAGAATAACTTCGAATCATCTCCAGGTGAACTGTCACTTTTTTAAGGAGGTATAGAAATGGCTCAAACTATTGTAATAGAACAGGGCGATAAAAATCTGCAGAATGTAACTAAGATTACTCCGGATACTCCAGTTAATAAGAAAGCGACTATTAAGTATCCAGCTACGGATCTTAATAATGGTATGATCTCTGAGAGTTGGACGGATGAAGATGAGGTTACCTTTACTAATCCTCATGAAGTTACATCTTCTGATGAAGGTACTGAGGAGCCCGATTCTGGTTCTGAAGGTTAATAAGGAGATATTATGAAAGTTATAGATATAGTTAAGCTTTCTAATAAATATCTGGCTGGGGAGCAACTTACTTATCCTAAGTTGCTCCCATTCCTGGACGCTGTAATAGATGATATTAATAGTGAACTTAATGCTACATTTCCCTCATTTAGTTCATTAGAGATAGATGGCAACCCATCCGTTACAGATTACTATGATTTTTTCCCAGATCATTATATAAGGTCTGTTGTTTGTCTTGGGGCTGCTAATAAATTTTATATTACAGATGAGGAAGGAATTATTTCTGCGGAAGGTTATGAAGGACTTTATCGGCAGAATCTTTTTTATATGCTTAGAGATTATGTTGAACATGTTCCTGAATTCTATCAGTCTGATAGTACAGGAAGTGTAAGACAAGCTGAAGAAAGGTATGTTGAAAATCATCTTCCGTTTGATTTCAACCTATGGTAATTTATTATGGCTTTACAAACAGGATATAAAAAATATAAAAGAGGTCAAAGACAGGCTGATGTCGAAACAGATTTCAGTAACGGTATGATGTACACCGATGGTGTAGTATCTGAAGGTTACGTTAAGACATTGGTTAATTTTGATTTCACCCAAGATAGTAAAAATGCACTTAAACCTAGAGCGGCTTTAGTTACTAATGAAGTTATTACTCCGGATATGTCTGATATTCCTTCAGATATATCTGATTTTCTTGATAACGATACCTTAATTAAATACTCTAAAGAATGTGTTGAAGATGGCCATGATTATAGACAATTTATTCTTGGTAAAACTGATCTTGATGTAGACAGTGCTTCTTTAACACAGGGTAAACTGTGGTTGGTTACTTCAAGAAAAAGTAATAATGTTTTTGAAGATGTTGTTATTGCGGATTCAAAAACTGCTGTTAATTCAGAAACATGTGCTTTTTATAATACAGCACTTACTGAAATACATGGTGTGGAATTAACTAGAGATGCAAAGGCTGCATTTCCTGTCGGGGCTTTTCTTGGTAACTCTTTTTATTTTTTTAATGATGCTGAACAAGGTACTTTAAAGAAAACTATATTTAATACAGATAGATATGAATTTACTGATGCTACAATCAGATCACTCACAGCTTCTGAAGCGGTTAATTATGGCTATAATATGTTATCTTCAAACCCTTATACATTTGAAGATAGGTTAGGGGATTCTTCCGCTTTTGAAATGGAAGGTATCCTGCCTTATGATAAACGCTTTACTGATAGTAGCACACCTAATCTTCTAATGACACCTAAACCTAATACTAGAATATGGTTCAGGTGTAACTATAGTATTCCTACAGGTCAAAGTTATAGAATAGTGTGGTCCTGGAAAGAGCTTACTTCAGATGAGTGGACAGTCTTTCATTCAGAAGATATAACTGCTTTACAATCCGGTGATACTCTTCCGGTACTTCAGGCTGAATTACATTGTCCTGCTAAAGAAATAATGGTACGATGTGAAGCTTATAGAACAGGTGAAGATACTGTTGAAAGAGCTATGACTGTTGGTTTTGATTTTACAATAAACTCTCAAAGCACTACAGTTAATGTACAACCTGAAATTTATGACCTATCTACAGCAACAGGTATGATAAGTTGGAAAAACAGATTAGTTGTATGGGGTGTACCTAAAGATCCTACTATATTATTTATTAGTGATTTAGATGAACCTGGTTATTTCCCATACCCTAATAATATTACTGTTTTTGAAGAGCCTATCATAGCTGTATCTGAATTGATGGATAATCTTATAGTGTTTACTAAGAGTAAAGTACATCAGGTCTCTTTAAACGATGACGGGTATACCTGGAGTTCAACAGTAATACAATCTAATCTGTATATAGAGCCTTGGGATAAGCATTTAATTCAAACTGTAAGAAATATGGTTTATTTCAAGTCTGGGAATTACTATTACATGATTGTACCTAAAGCACAATCTACTACAGGAGAACTTACTTTAGCACCTATTACTAACCCTATCTCAGAGTTTTTTAATCATTTTAGAAATAATGTGACTTACATATTTAAAGAGTGTTTTAAAACTTTAGATGAGGATAGCAACATTATTCAAAATGTTCCCGAAGATTTACTTACTTACTATAACTTTATAGATTATGAGAATATACATAATTTTTATGTATATGAGTATGATGGTCGTTATGTGCATTTTGATGTCATATATAACGTCGTCAGTCGTTATTGGAAGATAAATATTTATGAGACAGCTCATTTCTTATATCCTTTCAGAAATGATGCTACACATAATGGGATACTTGCAATAACTAATGTTGTACCTGTTGTTAATCTAGACGATCCTGCAAATCCTATTATATCTAATAACCGTATCATACAGTTGTGTAAATTTGATAGCAATACTGTTGAAGATAGTTATATCTGTTCCAATATTCAATTAGAGTACTATACTCAATTTGATGGATTTAGTATTAGTGATGAGTCACTTCAAATACCATCTAACTTTGGGCGTGCAATTGAGGAACATGAGTTATTACTTTTAGATAAGAATTTTATTCGTACTAGTTTACTAACTAAAGAACAACTCAGTTTGGTTGATACAGGTGACTGGATTAATGGTTTCAACAGAGGCGATATTAAGGATAGTTTACAAGAATCTTTAGAAATTCTTCGTGATACTACAGTTTTCCCTAATAAACAAATGTTAGATACAGGTTATAGGGATATGAATCTGTTTACATATAAACGCTACCGTGAACTCCAACTTCAGATAAATAATCTTGATAATTCTGACATGGAATTCGGCATGGACTTCCAGATTAGCGGTGAACCTCGTAATACAGATTTTTTATATGAGGTTTCTCAAACAATAGATGAGATGAATCAAGATGTTGGAATTGTTTATCTTGATGCTACTCCATATTTACCAGTTCCTTATATTGATGAGGATGACAGATATGGTGAAGTTGAAAAGGTTAACCAATGGACTATTAAACATTCTCTTACATCTGATATAAGTCTTTGGAAAGTACGTGCTGCGGTTTCAGGCAAAGGTTCCGCACCTAGGCTTAGGTTATTCACTCGAAATATGTTTAATTATCAATTGTTAGGTCTTAGTTGGGTTTACCGTGAAATGAATATGAGGTAATTATGAAGATTATTAATTTCACAGTAAAAGGACAGAGCATTGAACTAAAAACGGATACACATCAATTTCAAGTTACTTCTGATACACTCAATTATTTTAAGTGTAAGTTTGAATTTGATTCTGCTTGGGATGGGTGTGAAATTCGTGCTTACTTTAAAAATGCTTCATATAATATAACTAAATCTGCAATTTTGGATGACTCAGGCTATTGTTATATACCTTGGGAAGTTCTTGCCCATACTGGAGTTTTGCTTTGTAATATTACCGGGGTAAGGTACTCAGGTGATGAAGTTTATCGTATTACTGCAGGGCCTGTTAAGTTTTTCTTACATAATTCTGGTTCTAAAGAACAACTTATTAAAAAATCTACTAAATCAGATGTAGATCCTTTAGAAGTGTTCATTTTAAAAGAGGAGGGTACTCTGAAACCTGATTATCAGAAGAACCCTACTCTTACTGAATTTGAACAGTTTATGAAGGAGATAAAGAAAACTGAAAATACTATTAGAGATATGACAGTATCAGCTGTTTCTATTCCTCCTGGTTTAGATCCTACTGTTACTAAAACTGAGATCAATAATATACTTAATTTGGAATTTGGTTTTCCTGAAACTGAAGTTATTATTGATCAAGTGTTATCTCTTAATTCTATCAACCCTGTGCAGAATAAAGTTATAACTGAAGCGTTAAATAATGTTGAAGTTCAAAGTTTAACTAATTCTGAAATAGAAGAAATGTTATTGTAACTACTCTTATTAGGAGGATTAAAATGGCAAAAAAATATTTAGACAGCGAAGGTTTGTTATATCTGTGGCAAAAAATTAAAACTGTATTTGTTCCTCAGACAAGAAAAATTAATAATAAAACTTTGGATGCAGATATAACTTTAACTGCAAGTGATGTTTCCGCACTCCCAAGTAGTACTACTATTCCGAGTGCAGGTACAGGGTCAAGTTATCCTGTGATGGATGGAACAAGATCCCTTGGTTCACAGGCAGGATTCGCAAGAGTAGATCATGTACATCCGAGTGATACTAGTAGAGTACCAACAACGAGGACAGTTAATGGCAAGGCTCTGTCTGCTGATGTAACACTTAGTGCTTCTGATGTTGGGGCATTACCGGACGATACAGCAATTCCAACCAAGACATCAGACCTGACTAACGACAGCAACTTTGTCTCTGATGCGAGTTATGTACATACTGATAACAACTATACGAGTGATGAAAAGACGCTTGTCACGCAATGGTCTAATTTTAAGAGTGCAACGATCGATGGTGTTCGGTTATCAGGTTCTACAGGCGGTATATTAAGTAACGTAAGGCATTTTGCTGAATGTAGTACAGCTGCATCTGATTATACTAAGAAGGTTACAATACCACAGTTCCGTTTTGTAGAAGGTGCTATTGTATGGGTCAAGTTTAAAAACAAGAATACAGCCGCTGCCAGTAAGCTCCAATTAGAGGTTGTAGGTGCTACAACAGAGTCTGGACGAATTCAATATCATGGTGCTGATCTCCCTAGTGCAACTATGTTAGGTAAGAATTATATTTATGGGTTTATATGTACTTGGGATGATGATCAAATTGTTTTTGAATTGATGGGTGACATTAATACAGATACCAAATATGGCAGTGGTACTCAAGCATACCTTGAGGCCGGAACAAGCACCACTGATTACCTTTGGACACCTAAAATCCTGCATGATTATGTTGGAAGTGTTCTGCCTTCAGAAGTTACAACAACTGTAGCAGGCCTTATGTCAGCTGCAGATAAAATTAAACTTAATGGTATCGCAACAGGTGCAGAGGTGAACGTACAGGCTGATTGGAATGAGACGGATACTGCGAGTGATGCGTTCATCAAGAATAAGCCTGACCTGTCAACAAAGGCAGATCTCGCATCACCTGCTTTAACTGGTACTCCAACAGCACCTACAGCACCAGCAGGTACTAATAATACACAGATAGCAACAACTGCTTTTGTTAAGTATGCGGTCAGCACAGCGGTAACCGGTGCGATAGCGTATCAAGGTACAGTAAGTGGTACATTTGCACCTGCGCTTTATACGGCAGGATGGTATTGGATAGTATCAACAGCAGGTACATATGTAGGTCAGGTATGTGAGCCTGGTGACATGATCTTCTGTAGGAGGAGTGACAGTGTATATGACGCGGCTAACTTCGATGTAGTTCAGACGAATCTCGATATCACGCAGATTACTAATGCAGAAATTGATACCATCGTAGCAAGTTAGGAGTGAGTCATGGCAACAAAATATCTTGATAGCACAGGTCTTACGTATCTGTGGGGAAAAATAAAATCGAGATTTCAAGAGAAGTTGATATCAGGCACTAACATCAAAACCATCAATAATGAGTCAATACTTGGAAGTGGAGATATAAGCGTTAGTGATGGTGGTTATCCGTATGGAGAAACTTATGAAAATGGTGGAGTATATGTCAATATCACTACCGCAGGAGCAGAAAATTATGTCAAGGGAGCATCTGTCACGGTTCCTTATGGAAGGTATATAGTGATTGCATCAGGCACTTTCCCATCAACATCTGCTAATAGAGCATTCAGAGTTAGGATAACAAAAGATGATACAGAAGCTAAAATGCAATCCATAACATCTTCATACTGGTGTACTCTTGAGACTGTACAAATTGTTGATGTGACGAATAACACAGCGGAGTTAGCTTGTTGGGTATCATGTTCTATTACTGCGAATGGTTGTAATACTTTCATAAAGGCTATAAGGATACAAGGTTATTTGGGTTCACAGCCATCTGTTCTTGATTATTATCCTGTTGGTTCATACTATGAGACTTCAGATACTTCATTTGATCCAAACGTATCTTGGGGTGGCGCATGGGATTTAGAAGAAGATGGCATGATGTTGTTATCATCTTCCGAGACACATACAGTAGGTGATACTGGTGGTGAAGAAACAGTAAGTCTTGCGATAGCAAATATGCCTGCTCACTCTCACAAGTCCGGTGCCAATGGTGAGTATATTGTAACGACAGCAGATGCAGAAGCGAACAATACTAGAGTCGCTTATTCATCAAGCGGTAACAGATACGTTGATGGTCTTACATCACAATCTCACTTCCATCACAGGGTGAATACCAATAGTGTTGGCTCAGGCACAGCACATAATAATATGCCACCGTACAAGGTAGTCAACAGATGGCACAGAACAGCATAAATAAAGACGGTGAATGCAGTAAATATAAAGGGGTAGATACATTTCTACCTCTTTTATGTTGCAAACATACCATATATTGTGTTATATATAGTATGGAGATACTATATATAGATAGGAGGAATTATATGCCAGATATCAAAGAAATTGAAATAAATGGAGATGTTTATGATATTAAAGATGAAGTTGCTAGAGACGGTTTGAGTTCTATTGAAGATGGCTCTAATACTGCTTTTCTTGCCACTTTGTTAGAGTTAATTTATCCTGTTGGTTCTATTTATATGAGTACTAATAATGTAGATCCTTCTACTTTTATTGGTGGTAGATGGACACGTATTGAAGACAGGTTTTTACTTGCCTCAGGCGAAGCATTTACAGCAGGAACAGAAGATGGCAATGCTACACATACACACACTACTGGAGATCATGTTTTAAGTGTTTCTGAATTACCTACACATAAACATAGTGTTACTATAATAAATAGTGGTAATCATAAACATTCTTCTTTAGCAGGTGGTATTAAATATGGTTCTAATTATTGTGCGGCAGGAAGTAGATCTGGTGTAGGTGCTAATAGTGCGGCCACAAATAATATCTCAACAGGAGAAGCAGGTACTCACTCCCATACAGCTACGATAGGAAACACTGGTGATAATCAGGCTCATAATCATGGAGATACCGGGGTTGCTTCAAATATGCCTCCATTCCTTGCGGTTAATGTTTGGAAACGTACATCGTAAGGAGGTGGCTTATTGAATTTATTTGAGTATATAATTCCTGCAGCAGCACTTATCATTGTTCAGTTAATTATATCTTTTAGACAGGAGAGGGTTAATGATGTTCGATATAATTTAATGATTGATGATTTGAAAAAAGACATTTCTCGTTTGGAAGAGAAACAAGATAAACATAATGAAGTCATTGAGCGTGTTACAAAATTAGAAATAAATGATTCTGCTCAATGGAAATGGATAGATGAATTTAAAAAGAAATAAGAGGTAATAAATTATGGCATCCGCTGGTACAAGTAATTATACAATTAATAATATTGCTAAGGCTGCTGTTGAGCAGTTAGGCAATTCCCTAAGGGATCGAAGGGGTAACAGAATGGCGGTTAATGATTTGGATTCTTATGTTACAGATCTGCTACGTGCTGATTACGCTCCTTATACGGATTATGATTCTATTCTAAACAGATATAATCTACAGTCCGATGCAGCTTGGGAATTAGCAAGACAGGAACAGATTCAGGCAATGAATAATGCCGAAGCTCAGAATTATGCTAATACAAGAAACGCTGTTAATGAAATGCGTAATGCTATGGCAGGATCGGCTGCATCAGGAGCTAACAGAGGTGCTGCTAATGCATCAGCACTTCAAGCAATGCTAGGTCTTGGACAACAGAATTCACAGACTACAACTGAAGGAATGCAAGGGTATCAGAATGCAGCTAGAGAGGCCGCTGAATCCAGAGCAGCTAATGCTGTTACAGCACTTGAGTTTGCTAAAGGTGGAACTGATTCGATGTACAATAATGCTACATCTGCTTATAACTCAGACCATCTCTATGGTAATCAGGGTATCGCTGAAAGTTATGGTAATATTGCTACTTCTGTTGATCAGTCTGCTTCTCAGGAGCGTATGAATAACGCCACGAATAAGACCAATCTTGCAGTTGAGCAGACCACAAAGAAGACAGAAAGTAAGAATACTAATATCAATAAAAAATAATTAAGGAGATGTATTATGGCAAAGAGTTCTAAAAATGCAGATCTAGTCAGGCAGCAAGCACAAAATATTGCAAATGCTTTTAAATCTGCGGTAGGCTCCGTTCCAGAAAGAGTAAGTAATACTTTTCCTAAAGCTACAAAAGTTAAAGTTAAAAGTAGTGGGGGTCCTAAAGCTCCCACTACTTTTTCTAGTACTCAGCTTAATGGAAATAATACTATACCTCGTTTAACTACTAGAGGACAGTCTTTAGTCAGATTAAATAAGCCTACAAGATTTGAATCACAGGATAGAACCAGAAAACGGTTCAAAGCTTATCAATTTAATCCTTATGATGAAATTAATAAGACGAAAGAGACTTGGGAACACCTCAATGATAAAGAATATAATTCTACTCCAGAGCGTCAAGCTTATCTTAAAGTACTTCAAAATTATCAAACCAGTGGTACTGTTGTAGAGTATGCTACAAAAAATCTTCAGCATGATGAGGCCTGGTTTACTTATACAGATCACTTTGGAGATGCTGTACTAGGAAGACCTTCTGCAGAAGAAAATACACCTCTTCATGGAGTTAACTATCTTAATGACTATCTTGGTGTAGGAGTAAAGATACGGTCTCAGGAAGAGTATGATATGTATTTGAATCGGTTTGAGCAGGTTCAGAAATGGTTTGATAGTTATACAGTATCTAAGAAAGTTTATGACCCAGAGAAGGAGACAGGTAATGGTAGGTTTGAGCCGTTTACTGCTATTGATTCCATTGATCCAAATGCTCCATTACCACCTTGGGTTGAGGCTACTTCTGAGAATCAGGAAAGATGGACCACTTATCTTCACAGGTCTGATGAAGAAATTAATGTGGTTAATCAGCAGGGTGCTTCTTATCATGAAATGCTTGTAGAACAGGCAGGTAAAGAGTCTCAAAAGAAATTGGATCAAGCTGAACTTGAACGTAGAGGAATCTCAGGTAAGATAGGTAGTGCCGCTTCAGAGTTAGGACAAGAAGGAGTTGTTAATTCGTTTGCTGATGCTATCTCTGCTACGTTAGGTAAGGATTCAACAGACAGTACTCATTACTTTAGAGATTACATTCGTGATTATTGGATAAATCCTATACGTACAGGACATTATGGCAGGTTCTTAGCTAATAGATTATTTGATGCTATGGATCTTCTTGACATGCCAGCAAAAGGTGTTAGAGCTACACTTGCATCTACACCTTATGTTCTTTACGGTACGGATCAGACTTTCGATAATCAGGAAATGTTTGTATATTCTGGTGGTAAAGAAAAGCAGAAACAAATTATGGAGGCAGGTGGTAAGGAACTTTTAAATAACCTTACTAATGCTTCTCATGGTTATGATCCTAATTCCACACCATCCACGGATGCTAAAGAACGACTTGAGAAAGCTGGTCTTTGGGAAGATTATCAGACGTTAATGAATGAGTATCGTAATTATACTCCTGAGAAATCTGCTTTAGATAATCTTATCGCAGCTTATACTACACCTGGTTTGGATTTCTATACTAATACTGGTAATATGGGTAAGGACCTGGCTATTGATGTTATGCTTGACCCTACGCTTATTATAGGCGGTGGAGCTAGATCTGTAGCCGGAGGTGCTGCTAAAAATATTGCTCGTTCTTCAGTTGAGCGTGGTCTTAATAAGGTTTTTAATGTAGCAGAAGGTGGTTACTCACAGTTAGATAAAGATACAAAAAGACTTGTTGAAGGGTTCATTCGTAAGATGGATTCAAAAACTGTTATATTTAAGAATAGAGATAATATTGATAAGGAAGTAGATAATTTAGCTTTAAGACTTAGGGCTTCTAAAAGATATCCTGAATCTGATTCAGATGAGATGATTTTAAACAATAAACAAGAAGCAGATGATTTTAAGAATCTTGTTAAGTCTTCTATATATGACCATATTCATACTACAAATTCTGCTATAGTAGCTAACTCTAGAAAAGGTGTTAATAATGCACAAGAAGCATTTTTAAAAACTGTTTACAATATTGGTTATTATGCTGATGAATTAGACAGTACTTTACTTAAGATGGCTTTTCCAGAACCTTTCTTAATGAAAGATACTATAAAGGGCAGTAAGTGGGCTTCGGACAATACTACTGTAGGTAAATATATTTCTACACTTTATCATAGACGTAGACAGAAAAAATTAGATGATGCAAGAAGATTATTTGGTGAAGAATATAATGGTGTTCAGAATTTAGATTTAGAACAGTTACAACATTTTAAAGACTTGGAATCAGGTATGGTAGAACCTGATACAAGTACACAGTTTAAAGTTATGGGTGCTACTTCTGCTAAATTAAGGTCCATGACTAATAATTGTAATATGGTTCTTAATAGACTTAAGAGAGGTACGATTTCAGAAGGTGAAGCTTTATTTACTATCCGTAATGAGCTTCAGACTTTTGCTGGAAAAGAGCCATGTAATTCGTTAGAGCAATTAGATACTATTATTGAAAATAGGTTTAGTGGTTTCTTTGATTCAACCTATACTAAGTATAAAGAAGCGTTTCAAAACGTACAGAACTATACTGCTATAAAACGTAGTAATTCTGAAGATAGTTTTTTCAGAGAACTTCGTGAAGCTCAGGAAGCGGAAGATGTTTCTAAATTATTAAATAAATATCGTAATCATTTAGATTATAATGATTCTGCTTTTTTAAATAGGTTAGTATTAAAATGTAACAATATAGATATAGATAGTAGAGGCCTTTATAGAGCTATAACTGAAGCCCAAGAAAGGTCTAGAGTATTTAATACGAATTCAGATAATATATCTAAAAGTAATATTATTGAAAAGGTTAAGAAAAGTTCTGAAACGGCTCATTTAGATATTGCTGATTCTCTTGAAGGTGTTCAGACAATAACTGTCGGTTCGTTTAAAAAGATAATAGATAATACTCCTGAATACGCTGCTTTAGCTGAAAGACTTAATAAAAATAAATTAAAGGGATTTAACAGATTGTCAGAGATTTTTCAACATTCAGATGATTATGTATATACTGTTGAGGAACTGATTGATGAGTTAAATCATACATTTTTTGATGTTATTAGATCCTTTGATAAGAAGCTTTTAGAAGGTGCTGAGGATATTCCTGATGTGATAAACGATGCATTAAAATCTATGCATAATTTGAGATTAGCTTTAGAACAGAGTGTTGCAGTACCTGTTTCTAATAGTATGGGAACTGTCTATCGTTTTCAGTTAGACCGCATGACTGTCTTTGATCGACTTATTAATGATGAACGTGTTTTGAAATTTTTTGATAAGTTTAATACTCATATAAGATCTGTTCTTAATGAAACTTCTGATAGTACATTATCTTCAATAGATTCTAAACATTTGGGTTTTTTCCAGGCTCTTAATAATATTAATCGTAAGATTGAAGCAACGGAGTTATTTTTTACTTTAGATACAGAATTAGGTAATGTTCTTAATGATTATCAGAGATATGCGATAGAGGATTATTTATTCGGTTTATCTTCTCAGAAGAATGATGATTTATTGAATCAGTTAACTCGTAATCATTCTACACTTTCTTATGGATTAGATACCGCTATTTATAGTTCTTATAGTGATAGTAAGATAGGTATTCGTAATGCTAGAGCAAGAATGAGTAATTTTAATAGTTCGATTTGGGGAAAATACGGTGCTGAATTAAGGGCTCCTGAAAATGAGGATTTAAGACGATGGGTTAGAGATATGGTTAGTACATCTGCAGCAGACCCTATATCTTATGTTAATCTTCAGATTCTTCAGAATATACTTTTAGACGATAATGCTATTAGTTATTATAATAAGATTAATAAGCATAATCCTGTAGTATTTATGCATTGTTCTACTTCTGGGCTTAATCCTGTAAATAGTGAGATTACAGGAATAGGTTATAAGACTTGGACCGAACTTCCAGAGAATGCATCGTTAAGAGATATCTTTGAAAATATTATAAATAGAGATAATGAATCAATTAGAGTAGCAAAAGAGCATACTCTTGATGATGAATTTCTTAATCATGTTTTTGATTCATCTACCGATTTAAGATACCATACTATTGATGATAAAGTAGAAGCTTATAATCGTTTATTTGGCGTAAGAGGGGATCATGAGATAAATGAAGCAGATGTAATTCAAGAATTTTGCAAAGAAATAAATGAGCTATCATTTGTAAATCAAGGTACTAAAAAAGTTAAGGGCGGTACTCCTTGTTTAGTTGTGCATGACTTTGAAGGATTTAATATGCCTTTTTTCAAGAATAAAGTTATAGAATACTCAGAGTTAAATCATGTTCAAGATGTTTATAACTATTTAGGTGTTTATGATTCTGTTTCTGAAAACTCTTTTGATATCCTTAAGAATAAAGTTAATGAACAAATATTAACAAAAGAACAGAAGGATGAAGTTATTAGTATTTTGTATAAAACTGTACAAGATATGAACGAACTTGGTAATACTTTTAGGTTTCTCGATCTCCAAGACATTTCTTCTCAGATAGAGATCATAGCTAAGTATATAGATAAAGGACTTCTTAATGATACCAATGATCCTGTTTTGAAAAGATTAGTTAATGAATATTCAAATATTTTGGGTTTACTTGATGATGTTCATGCTGCATGTCGTGAAATGAAAGAGTTTAGTATGATTGCTGAAAATCATGTTCTTTATCGTAATGGTATTGATGGTTTTGATTTAAGTACAGAAACTAATCCTATACGTAATATTAGAGGTGAAGATACATTACAATTCATGCTTAACATGCGGTCTAAATATGATTTATTAAATATCCAATCATACTTTAATCTTAATTATGATGAGACTTTACGTTTAAACAATATTCGGTTATCTACATTAGAAAAGATGTCAGGTTTGTCTGATTATGTGATACAGAGTAAAAGGTCTATTACTAAAACTGCAGAACAATTTCTCACACCTTATAAGGCTTCATTTGATGTTTTGATAGAGGATTTAAAGGTATTTGCTGTAAGTAACGCTGTTAGAGTTAACCAACAGACTCTTAACAGTCTTGAGTATGTAGCTATGTTAAAAACACCAAATAGCGCAATAGAATCCTATTTAATCTGTCAAAAATTATATGACGATATAATTAAGTATTATGATAAGGATGTTATTAAGTATTTTACCAGAAATACATTTAAAGACGATAGATTTAAAACTTTATTAGAGATGCGTTTTGTAGACGGATACAGTAATCCTTTAAAACATGATGATATAAATATTGTATTTGAAGCGGTTAGAGATATACTTAGAGGAAAACGTAATGCTGATATTTGGTTAGGTTCTAAAGCAAATCTTGTAGAAGGATTTCCTGTATCTTCTAGCTCTAGGTTGTTTGAAAAAGTTGATAAAGCTCAAGCTATTAAAAGTGTATTTAATAATGTTAGGTTTAAACTTAGAAATGTAACTAATTTAGATGATTTGTTTCATGTTGAAGGCATTAAGACTAAATCTGATTTTAAAGAAGGTATGTTGTATCAGCATGTCAGTGAATTTATGACAAGTATAGAATCTAAGTTTACTTCTGAAACTTTTTTAGATACTATAGATTTTATTCAAAATTGGCGAAAGAATTATATGCAATATTATAATCTTCGTAAATTAATGACAGATGGTGAGTTCGATAAACAGAAACTTATAAATGAATTACTTTGGAATGATTACGAGATGCATGTAATTTATCCTAATAGATTTACTGCTGAGCTTGAAGATGCGTATAAAAAGTTTATCAATGAGTTAGATATTCCTTTTATTGATGTTAGTTATGAAAATGGTATAGTTGCTGTATATATTAAAGAAGGTTTTCATATACAGGAAAATCTTAGTGAAGGTTATAGGTATGTTGTTGGATACGAAAAAATTCATGCTATCCGTAATGAATATGAACGTATACCTTTTCCTGATTATGAAGAATTGAAGAATCCTTCTGAGTTTTTAAAGTATAAAAATGACTCTACTACAGAGCTAGTTGATGCAGCAATTACTGAGAGAGAATATGAATTACTAAAAGATATCTATAATGATATTGATTATTTCTCAGATGGTAGATCAATAGGTACTTTAGGTAATATGATTAGTTCAACAAGATTAGAAGACTTCTTTAAAAAGATACCTAATACTTATGAAAAGATGAATAAAAACAGTGCTTTACGTTTAAATGATATGCGTAAATCTTTAATCTGTGATCCAGGCTTTATTGACTCTAAACCAGATATGTTTAATGATATTCTTTGTACTTTTGAAAATCTTGAACGAACTACAAATGATGTCAGACTTACTGCTAGCTTCATTTTCGGAAATCATTCTGATGTACGTATGAAAGATATACTTTCAGAGGTATCTAATAGAGAAGCTTTAGAATACTTACAACAGGTAGATGATTACGTTATTGTAGATATTAAAGCAGGTGATACACATTCTGGAATGTTTTTAGAAGAACTAAAACCACAAACAGAACAAGACATTGAAAGATTACGTAATTCAAATGCAGCTATAATTCCTTATGAGTTATATGTAGAGTTACAATCTAGAATGAATTATAAAGATGCTAATTCTGTAATGGGAGTATTTAATAAAGCTTTAGTTGCTTTTAAAGCGGTTCAACTTTGTAAACCGGGTGCATGGGTACGTAACTATATCGATGCGATAACAAAGGCTATTCTTTATGAAAATGAAGGTGGAATTCCTGGGGCAATGGCTATGGCTTCAAGAAGTTGCAAATCCATTAGAGAAATTCCAGCAGTTTTACGAATGCAACAAAAAGAGATGTCCTACATCTCAGAAGCACACTGGCCTGAGCTTTGTAGGCGTTATCATTTACCTGATATGACATGGGAGGATTATCAGTTGTTATCTGGTCTCCTTGATCGGGATAATATTGTTAATACTCCGGTTCATGCTACACATTATCGAGAGGGTGTTGTCTCTGGTAAGTCTGTTAATTTTGTTGCTTTGAAGGATGAAGATATAAAGATTGTTTGGAATAAATTGAATTTATCTAAGGATCCTATTGCTACTGGTATGGATTTAGATTTATTTAATAAGATTAGGAGAGGTGTTGTTAAACCTAATCCGGCTTTAGAAAAACAGTATGATGATGTGTATCATAAGATATTAACTGGTTTTGCTGATAGAGATACTCCTTTATTTGATAAGGCTATAGATAAGATTTTTGTACCGTTTAATCTGAGTGAACAGGCTGCTCGATATGCTCAGTTATTATGGCTTAGAGATTTAGGTTATAGTAATAATCAAGCAGTTAAGCGTGTAGTTGATACTCAGTTTAGAACTTTACCTAATGCTCATTTGTTAAATAAGATGGAGATGATTGTTCCGTTTGCTACATTTAAATTTAATAATGCATTATTCTGGATTAAGATGATTGATAAGAATCCTTCTTATTTTAGATTGTTTGAGCATATGTATGGTGAAATAGCTTATACAGATTATGAAGAAGCTATTCAGGAGCATAATGAGTATGATGTTGAGCAGGATTATATGTTGAAAACAGGTGGAATTCCTATTGGTGGTTCCGGGTTATATTTTAAATTAGATCCTTCATGTATGGATGTATTTAGAATATTCTATGGTGGGCCACCTCAGATTATTAAAGGTTTGAATCCTTTGCTTCAATATGGTTTTAAATATTCTATGTATGAGTTGGGGTATAATAGTAAAGAGTTTTTAAGAGATTTAGATTATAAATATGATATGAAATCTTTTATAGCTGATACAGTTAATTTGATGCCTGGACTTAATAGGATTTATGATTTTTATAATATGAGACATGATAAGGCTTTCTTGTATCAGAATGCTCCTACCTTTGTTTCTAGATTACTTGTAAAATGGTTCCCATCTATGTTTGGAGCTAAGTTAGATTTTAAATCTAGAGCAGGTGATGATTTTAAAGAGTATCAAAGAAGACTTGCTGAAGATGGATTATGGTTTGATTGTAATTTAGGTAAGACTGTACCTCTAGAAGATTATAATGAGTTAGGAGCTAATGATCCTCGTATTAATTGGGATGATGTTCAGTATTATATGATGATTAGATTTGGTAAGGTATGGGATAGTAATGTAGGTAAATTTGTTCCTTTAGCTGAATTATCTGAAGGTGGGTTAAATCAGGAGTTTGATTTTGAGAATGATCCAGAAGCTTGGGATAAATTATGTGCAGAGTATAAGAAAGTAGGAAAAGTGTTTGATTATAATATTAGGCATTTTGTTCGAAAAGAAGAATTGTCTTCAGGCGGTTTGAATGATCCTAATATTAGTTTTAAAGAACGTACTAGATTATATAAAGAAAAGTTTGGTTATCTTTGGGATGCTAATCAAAGTAAGTTTGTCGATGAGGATCACTATATTCCAGGAGGACTTAATAGTCTTAATGGTATAAATAATTTAGGTGATTGGAATAAGATTAAAGCTTATCGTAGAGCATTGTTTGGTGAGGAATATGTTTATGATCCGGTTTCAGGTAAAAAGAAGTTTGTTCAAATGCATGAGCCTACACACGTTACGTTAGAATCTTTACTTTTGAAGTCCAATTTAGATGATGATTATTATCAGTATGTTGCACTTCCTAGAATTAACGGAGTTGCTTTAAGAAACTGTACAGTTAAAGATGGCGTTATAAAAACAGGAGATGGTAAGATTGTTCTGACGTGGAATGAAGATTATAATAATAGAGTGTTAGGACAATTAGATACTGGTATGAATTGGGGAAGGAGAAATTGGAGAAGGTTCCAACATTATACTGGACGTAGATTTTATAATCATAATGATTATCAAGGAGTTTATACTGAGAAAAATGATTATGAAGATTTTTATAAGTATAACTTCCAGTATAATGGTCAGGCTTATAGGGCAGATAAACCGCATAGAATACATAAGAGTACTTATGGTAGAGTTATTCCTTATGGTGGACCTTATACTAAGTTCTCGTTCTATACCAGATAAAAAAAAGAGGAGGCTTTGCCTCCTCTATAATTTTCTGATTTTTAACCATTCTAATATCCATGTAATTAATAATCCAGGAAATACAGAAATTGCAATTGCAGGTAATTGGATAGCACTGTTATCTCCCCATGGGTCAGATCCTACGCTTTGCGTTCCTGCAGGTAATCCCCAGATTCCTGTCCCTATTGTGAAATATATTAATAGTCCTGATATTAGTATTATTAGTACATTTCGTTTAGTTAATGGTGTCCATTTAAGATGTTTATATATTAGGAATATATCTAAAGGGATTACGATTATTAATATGATTGTTGCAAGATCATGGTCTATCATCTTATTTCAACTCCTAAATCAAATCCTGCTGGTCGTTTCATTTCGATAGCATTCCATGTTTTACTATCTTCAATGATAAGTTGGTTAATCATTTTATCATCTCTCCAGACAAACCAACTATGTATCTGCCAGTCTCTCTCAAACAATACTGTTAGGAAACCATAGGGTGCATTAAGTCCAAATATCTGCTGCTGTAGCTGAGTGTAGTAATATGGTGGTATACCGTATAATTCAGCCTTTTTTTCAATAGTGAGATTTTCTTTTTCATAATGTGGAGGAATCATTCTCCATCCAGTATATTCACTAAATGTAGCTTTTTTTGGTTGATAATGCTTCATACCAAACATTGTTACTACTTTTATTTCGTCCGGGATGTATTGGTAGGTTCCGTCTTCATTATATATCTTATCAATTACTCCGTCAAAATTAAATTTGATATATGGATAATCTTTATGTCTATACATATCTATTGGTTTGATAATTCGTTTATCCATAATTTGAGAATGTTTATGGATGATAAGAGGTTCGAGTTCTCTACCTTTTCTTACAGCAGATTTATCTCCTACAGCTAATTCTTCTTCCGTTAGATAGTTTCTACATTTCTGAGCTATTAATTCGCTCTTTGTTGTATATGGATTTACGCCTAATACTATAGATGAATCTGAGGTTCCTAATCCGTTTTTACGAAGCAGGGCATATTCTTCGTTAGGATATTGATCTATGTTTGCTATATCGATTTCAAGATCTAATTCAGATAAATCTAATGTACCTGCATTTTCATCTGTGAAATCAAATCCTGATGTCCATTTTTGTGTAAAGTCCACGTTATCTGTTACTATCATATTTTCCATTATTCTTCCTCCTTATACGGCTCTGGCAACGGCATCCATGCGAGTATGTCCCCATTATTGGAACTCGGAAAATCCATGTTAGTCTCCCACCCATCTCCTGTAATTGAATACCATTTTCCCTTTGTGTTGTGGTAACCACAAAAGATGTTATACTTCCCACACAAAAGCACAACCTCATTTGTTTTCGGCAATCGCTCCGAGAATGGTATCCAATGTGGTTCTGGCTCTGCGGATGGCAGATTACCAATGGCTCCTTCTGCTCTGTCTAACGCATCCTGCCACGCTTCATCGTAGAACCCCTTCTCGTAATCAGAACATGGAATGTAACACTTTTGCTCAAATTCTTGCCTTGCAATGACAGGATCAACATCAAACTGATTAACCGCCACTTTTACCGCTTCGTTGAGTGTTAAGAACAACTCGCCAGGTTTAAAGTCTAAACGCACATCGTGTGTTTCCGTGTGTTTATCGTGCGTTAACGCTTCAATCGCCATTTCAATCGCTTCATCAACTGGTTCTAATGATGGCGCAAGCCATGCAGTATTCCGTAATAGATATATTGCGTCTTCTCTAGTCATCGCTTCTCCTTTCTGTTTCTTTTTTATTTATAGGACATTCTTCACAGTAGTCATATAAGAAACCATCGCAATCTCCACATGCTATATGACGATTTATTGTTTTGTCAGTCATTTGTATTCCTTTCTTTTGCTGCTCTATGACAGAATCCATTTGGATCTGTATATACTTTACGAGCTCCGTCTCTATTACATAATAACTGTCCTTTCATAATAGATGGTTCTGAAAACTGACAGTTTTTACATTTTATAATGGTGTCATCTATACTTTGTTCGTTTTCTAGTTCACAGAGAAATGCTATATTACATGCTAGATGCCAAAGATGTTCTAGACCAGATTCTTCATCAATACTTTTAGGATTCTCTGTAAAAGCTAGAAGATGTCTATAAGCAGCATCAATATATCTTTGAGGTTCTACTCGTTTCCAATTATCCTTTCCTCCTTCAGGATATTTCTTATTACCATATTCTCTAACTTTTGCAATATCGTAGATAATCGCAGGAGGAACAAGACTTAACTTTGCTTTACCTGCATCTGCTTTAATAGTTTGATCGTTTGGCTTTTGCATAGTTATTTCCTTTCTTTTCTTTTATTTCATTTCGACATACTGCAAAATGTATAGCATGTCTAAATGCATCTCTCACATGAATGAGGTTTAATGATTTTCCTGATTGAGTGTGTATAAGTTTTGATTTAATTCTACATATTATTTTTTCATGTAGTAATATATCGTCTGACCATCTCTGTTTTACTGAAGCTGCTAATTGCATTGTATAATCTTGTCTAATTCTCCAGCAGTAATGTTGAAGTACTCCTATTAATCTACAGGTTTCAATTTTGGAATTAGTTTGGTTTTTACTTCTATTTTTGTATAAGATATAATCTTCTATTACAACTATTAGTTTATTGAATTGTTTGTTAAATGATTTTATTAATTCAATATGTTTATCCCAATATTCTTCTGCACAATTATAATCTTCTGCAGAAATCCAACCGTAGGATAATAGCTCTTCTTTAGCGGTCAATAGGACCCAACCTGTAGTTCCTTTTCCTTCTATAAAATTTCCAGACGGATCTATAGCTAGTATGTAGTTATACTGGTATTTCATTATCTAATACCTCAATTACATTATCAAAAGTATTATTACCATCTGTAATATCTTCTGAATTTACTGCTATTTTTCCAAGTTCTGCTACGATTTTAAATGCAGTTTCTTCATTAGTAAGGCTGGTTAATTCATGAAGTACCATTCTTGTTAGAAGGGTATATTCTGTTAACATTTCATCAAGTGCTCCTCTACCTTGTAGGATTCCTTTTTTAAGGTCTGCTTTAATCATTTAATTTTCTCCTTTAATTCTGTTATTGTTTCGATTTCTATTTTGTCTGCCCAGGTTGTTGTAGATAACTCCATATCTGCAATAATAGGGACTTTAGTTTGGTTCCAGTCTTCCATGATTTGTTTGAACATGAAAAAGATTTCTGGAGGATCTTCAGGATCATATTCCCAGCTAAGTTCATCGTGTATCTGCATTTGGAATTTTGTTTTAATATTGTTATCTTTACAGAAATTATATAGTTGGATTATTTTCCATTTTAGATAAAAAGCTGCAGATCCTTGTATTAGCATATTTTTTAACTTATGTCCTGATACGTTATAGTATCTTACTCCGAATAAGTTTTCTGTATAACTATACATAGTTGCTCTATTTTCGCAATATTCATGATATTTTTTAATACCAGGGAATGCTTTATAGTAAGCATCATTTATAACGATACATTCTTCATGAGTTTTATCTGGAAACATTTGCTTTATTCTTGCCAATTCTGCTCCGTAGTTTTTCGCAAAGTTTACACGTTTACCCACATCTCTTCTCAGAATATCCCAATCAGGATCTCCTGGGTGTTTACCTGTTGCTGCTGTTGTTGTAGCACCGTGTACATCTACAGGATGCCATTCTGCATCATCTTCATTGTGATACCATTTATAATCCTTATAATATTTAATGTGATTAGGGTTATCTGGATTAAAATAAAACTTTTCATTAAATCTGTTGTATGCGTAACAATCATAAGGCATATATGCTCTACACATGTTGTAGTCTGGATGTCCTATCAGTAGGGTATATAATGCTTGAAATCTTAGTTCTATCTGTGAGTAATCTAAGTAAACTAAAGCTGTATTTGTATATACTATTTTTCTGGGATGGAATAATTCGTTTCCGTTTATATCTTTAATTCCTTTTTTAGGAAATTGTTGAAAGTCTGAAGTTACTCTTCCTGATACTGTTCCTACTTGATTAATGGTTGCATATAAATAATCATTTAATTTTAGGTCTTTCTGAAATCTTAGAATATATACCGCATACCATTTTTCTAGAGTTCTTAGTTCTTGTAATTGATTAATAAACTCGACAGCTTCTTTGTTATCGATTTTATTTTTAATTAAATCTAATGCATCATTACCTGTACTTTTTACTTTTAGATTAAATTTATCTTGTAATACCTGTTTGATTACCTGATGCTGATTAACTTTTATAGGTTGTCCTGCTAATTCGTAAAATGTTTTTCTTCTTTCTTTTATATATTCTTTCAGTCTTAGCCGACATTTTTCTAAGTATTCTTTATCAGCTCGGAATCCTGTTCGTTCCATTTCATACCATGCTAATAAGCATTTATTTTCAATGGTTATAGCTTGCATTTGATGTCTGTGTTCAATGATATGTTTTAATGAAGACCAAATTTCTAATGTATAAATAATGTCATAATGAGCATATGTCATTAGATTATCTCTATTTAAATCACTGTATCTAATCATATCGGATTCGACCAATGATTGAACTTTTCTTTGCAGATAGAGGGGTAGAGAATGGAACCATTCAATATAAACTCTTTGTATATCTTCAGGTAGATCAGTTACTTCGAATATACAATCACTGAATAATTCATTAATAACTGTTAATGTAAATGATTTAGTTTTGAATCCTTCAGGTAATTTTGCGTCGGATTCATTTAGCATTCGTTTTAATTTTTCATTATATTGTTTTGCTATTTTAGTTCTTTCCTGACTTAATTTTTTCTCATGATCTTTAGCTGATCGGTCTAAATATTGTTTTGCATAATCTTTAAGACCTAATACCGGACCTCCTTCTTCTGGATGTTTTGCATCATGTGCATAACGTATCCAGAACATAGTATCCGTTAGATTGTCTTCTTTATATTCATGTCCGATATTATTGAGCATATGTAAATCAAATTTGATATTATGGCCCATATAAAGTTTTAAAGATTTAGCAACGGAGTCCCAATATGAGAGGGCCTCTTCTGCAACTGGACAGTTTTCTAAATCCACCGCAAAAGTGAACCCTCTTACTTTTGGGATATCAAGGAAACCAAACTGAACAACGAATGGTTTATCGTTTATGATATGTAAGCCTGTAGTTTCAGTATCTACCGCACCATATTCAGGTTTTACATTCTCAACTATTTGTTTCAGCTTTTCAATATCTCCATGGGTCGTTATCGTCAGGGAGTTCCATTGATATTTCAGCATTGAGTTCTCCTATCTTTGGTGCATAAGTATTACGTTTTAGTTTTCCTAATCCTTTCCTGAATCTTTCAGTTGGAATTATGTCGTGATTATGGAATTTTATGAATAACATTTTTGTCATTCTATTAAGAGCTATGTTTAAATCTTTTTGCTCCATTCCTGTTGCTGCCATTAAGATATTTTTACTAGTAGAACTACTCTGTTCCAGAGTAAGCACCAACATAGGATTTTTGTCGTAGATATCTTGAAGAGCTGCTACACCTTCATCATCTATCTCAGAGTATTGTTTTTCATAATTAATATATTCTCTTAATTTGAATGTAGGATTATCGTATAGATTTACAAGAAAACCTGCTGCATGGTCTACATGTTCTTTTGTGACCACAATGTTTTCATAAGTTTCATCTGTACTGCAGACATATCCTGCAATAGCAATTGCCAGTCTGCTTAATTTTTTCCATGCTTCAGTTCCGAATATTTTAATATGACCTTCATATACTTGATTTAATTCGTTTGATGTTTTGATGATATACAGTTCTGTTTCTCGATCTATAATTATTTGATCTGCTGTGCGGGACCATATCCATCTGATTCTATCTCTATATATTTGTTGGTCTAGAGGCTCTTCAGGAACCCAATATGGATCTATTTGAGCATTACCTCGGTCAGGTAAGATTACTATTAAATCATATCTGGCTATATCTTCAGCGGTCTCTACTAAGTCTGTAAGTACTGCTATTCCATTTGGATATGATGCAATAGACCTTATATTTCCATCTTTATTCTTTGGGTTTGTCAATGATATCATCCGTACCATAGCAGGTAATGTTATTGTTCCTGCTACTCTTGTTATTCTTACTTCATTACTTGAACGGATATCAGTTAATTCTGTAATGATTGAATTATTTGATTTACCAAACTCTTCGAAGATAACAAGTCCTTTGTGGTTTTGAGGTATGATTCCTGCTCTTGTTTGAAATCCAGTTGCGGTCTTATTACTTCCTCCCACAAGTCCTGGAATCGTTGCTGAGTTACCAGCTAAACTTGTAAAGGTTCCTAATCCATATAATTTTCTCAGACAGTCTGCGGTGGAAGATTTACCTGTTCTGGATTCTCCTACTATTATTGTGTCAAGGTATGCTCTAATATTTTTATTTGTATGGAAATTAAATTGCAGAGGAGTGTTGTAAGCAAAATCTATAGTTTGTATCAGAGTATTGATACCGTTATATCCAATAAATCCTTTAATACTTTCTGTTAAAATATTTATTTTATCATTTAATGATCCTGGTAAATTTCTGATATAATCTAATGATCTTTTTACTCCTTCAGTCAATTTAAAATCTGATACAGAATCATTTGCTTGTTCAGCATCTAAAATCAGCATTATCAATTGCTGTCCTTTATAAGGGTGAGGGACAAGTTTATATGTAATAAGATATTTCTGTCCTGATTCTAATTTTGTATTGATAGAATATGCTGTGTATTCCATTGGTTGTACTTTGGTTGTATCTGTTGTTTCAAACATATCTGTTAGATAACATTTGAATATTGTGATTCGATCAAGGATAGAAATATTTACATATTTTTCTTTTTCCATAATCCCAAGTACTTTTTTATAATTCTTTTTGATAACATCTTCTTTGAAATTGTTATCAATCATGTGTAATATATCTTGGACATTAGATTCATCTAATGTCCATTCTTTGAAATCACCTTTATTCATAACCTCATTACCTGTAGGTTCTTTGAACTTCTCGGCATATAGCTGAGAAGGGCAGGAGAAGGTGGCTTCAGATATAGCTACAACTTGGACATTACTTTTTACAATTTTATTTATGTTTTCTGCTTTAGATGCTTCTAATAAATCCATTACTGGATAGTTCTTATGTATTGTAGTTTTTCCTTCATAGAATGGTGTCTGTTCAATATATTGAATCAGATCCATTTTTGTTTTGTTATACTTTGTGAAAAAGTCTGTGATGTCTTCTTTGTTTTCCAGACATTCATGAAAATTGGTTACTACTTTTACATATGGTGTATATTTATAAATTGCATTTGCAACTTTATACGCTCCGGTTTTTCCTGCTTCGTCATTATCATATACAATAGCAACTATTCTATCTTTGAAGTAAGTAGGGGTTGCTGGGAGACATTGTTCTCCTCCTGTTAATGTAATAGCGTTAAAACCTTGGCTTCTTGCAATAGCCATATCTTTTTCACCAGCACAAAGTAAGGTTGTTCTTGTTGGTTCTGTATCTTTCCATTCATTAAATGGGATTATTAATCCAGAAGGGCAGCCCCTTCTAGATTGAATTTTAGGGCTGCCTCCAGGATTATATCTACGAACATCTATTAGATGGTCAAACATGAATACTGGAAAGGCTAGTACTCCGTCTTCAAATTCTGGTGTTTTAATTTGAAGTTCTTCTATTACTTGTTCTGATATTCCTAAATTTATTGCTTTATTGTATGTTTTATCTGATATGGATTCTTTTTCCCATTCTTCAATGGTTTCGTCTGAATCAAAACATGCTTTGATTTTATGTGCCGTGTTTGAATTACAGCCTAGTAACTTTTGTATCATAGTTACTTCGTTTCCTGATTCTCCACATACTTTGCAATGAAATAGGTTATCTAGAGTATTAACATGAGCAGATGGATGCTCTTCGTAGTATTCATAGCCTGATTCTAAGTAATGTGGAAAAGGGCAACATACAGGTACTTCTGTTCTATCATCGGTGATGTTAAAGTATTCTGTTAAAAAGCTCATTATCCTTTTCCTTTACTGATTAATATGATGCCATTACTCTTGGTTCATCGTTATTTGTTGGTTCGTCTGGTCTTGAGAATACATCTCCTACAATATCCTCAGTCTCTGTGTTATTTGCTGCTGAAATAGGGTAGAAGCAGTCTGCTGAAATATCTACTACACTTCGTTGAGGAGCTTTACCATCCTTTCTCTCTTCAGGCATAATATCAATTTCCAGGGATTTGCCGTTTACCATTTTAGTCAGATCTGACAGTTCAAACTCTCCCTGAATAGGCAGTCTGAGTGCTTTGATAAACTGAGACAGCTGCCATCTTACAAGACTGGCTGGTGATTCAAACAGATTGATCCAAAACTTACCCATTTCCTGCTTTGAGATAGGATCTGTGATGTCACACTCAGCTGAAAAATACTTCGGTTTTGTTTCATCCTTTGGAGTCTTCATTTCAGACTTCTTGATTGTTGCTACGTAGTGGCCCTTTGGAATAATAGTTCCCATTGAGGGCTTTTCTGTTGGTAGTGAATTAAAATTAATAGCCATTATTTTGCACCTCCTACTGTTGATCTTCTTACTGCGTTTACCATAGCGAGAACCTGACCATCAATATATGCAAGGTTATCTCTATAGAACTTTTCCATATCTTCATATTGCTTTTCAAGCATATGCATTTTAGTATGTACCGCTTCAATATTATCCTTCAAAGCTGTAATCTGATTTTTAAGCACTGTTGTATCCTGTCTGAGGAATGCGATAAGGATGTCTTTTTCCTTGTCTGTCATTTTCTTAGTTGCTTCATTAATCAGTTCTTCAACCTTACGAGCTCTTGGAGCTCTTGTAATTTTTGTTTTCTTTTCTACTTTAGTTTCTTTTTCTTCCTTTTTAGGTTTAGGAGTATTTTCCTTAGTTGTAACTGCTACTGGTTTTTCATTCTTGTCGTTTGTGTTAGGCATATTTGTTCCTTTCTTAATCAATTGTTAATGAGATAAATAATGGTTTAAGTACATCCAGAGGCATTTCTTCCAAAGGCGTTCCTTTGTATCCAGCATCTTCTTTGATTACGTTCCAGACGTTAACTTTTGTTTTATGGTTGTCGAGAAAGTCTCGAATACCTACTACATATTCCTGCCTCTGCTTTTCCAGAATTTCATCTGGTGATGTTCCTTCTTCAAGGTATCTTGCAATATCTTCACAGAGGGAAGGGGTGAATTCATATTCTTCACCTTCTTTAAGTATTACGTATCTTGATTTAACTACTCTTGCTTTTGGATGTCTGATTTCTTTTCCGCTAGCTCTTCCTGGTTCAATCATATGAAGTACAAGGTCAGGTTCATATTTTACATCAGCTTGCATGATTTCCTGTTCACCTAGTGATACTAGTTCATTCTTATTTTTCTGAGCGTTGAATTGATATTCCATCTTTTCTTTTACTCTTACTGTTGCAATCATATGACATCTGCTATCTCTGAACAGTTGCATAAGTTTTTGTTTTTCCTGAACGATCTCATCGTCTCCCCATGCTGCATAAGAGTCTGTCTGATACCTCTTATTTGATTTTTTCAATTCGGCAATTCTATCAAGGATACCTCCTTCATAGGACCATGCATGTGAAATACTGTCGTTGATTACAACTTTTGCACCTTGGCTGATTGCGTAATTTTTGAATTCTTCATAGTTGCTTGGTTTGTACTTCAGATCCGGTGTGAATTTTCCATGTTTAAATCCTTCGAATTTCATACCACCTGAACTATCAATTCCTACGAAGAGGTTTACAGAATTATTTTCAGTATCGATATCAAATACTTTACTGAAATCTTTTCCTGCAAGATAGTAGCCCAGCAGAAGGGCTAGTCCAGATTTTCCTTTACCTGACAGTCCTTCAATTAAGATAGAAGCTTTCGATTGTTCTCTGGTAGCTTCTTCGAATGTAAATAGTGGATTAACTGCCATTCGTTGTTCTCCTTTCTTTTATGTATTGTTTGTAGTTATTTATCACATCTGTTTCAGATTTTCTCTGTTCCAGAAGTTTATAAATTTGTTCATCGAATGTATCTTTTATCATTAATTCGATTATTTTGTGTGATTTATGGGCTTTATCTTTTGTTGAGGCTATGAATCTATCTTCAGCTTGTTCTATACTTCCTATCGGTGGATATTTATCTGTGAAGATAGTTGTTTCTGCCTTATCTAATGTTAGTGCTTCTTTACCAGCATCTATATTTATGAGGAATACTTTGAATTTTCCTGCTTGAAAATCTTTTACAAATTGTCCTCTTTGTTTTGCTGGTGTTGCTCCAATGAGCATTGCCCATGTTGTATCTAACTCTGATGCTAATTGAATTAAATATGATGTGAATTTTGAAAAAACTATAATATGTTCATTTGGATTATCTTTTATATATTGTTTTATATAGTCTGTTTTAGGTGATTTTCCTTTTAATCCTATGAGTTTTGGATCTAAACATATTTGTCTATAACGTATTATTCTGTCTAAAGTTCCTGTTGTTACTATGTCTTCTGTTCGGTATGATTCTTCTAATTCTTTCAGATATCTTTTCTGTTCTTTTGTAGGTTCTAGTTTTATTTGTTCATAGTATTTATCAGGCAACCATTTCATTACTTCTTTACGTTTTCTTTGAGTAGAGAATGTATTCAGTAATTCTTGTAATTCTTTATCTTTTCCTGGTTGAAAATTATCATAGGTTTTAAATGTTAATGGTTTTCCTGCTTTATATATTGTTTGTTCTTCTATTTCAAAGTAGTCTTCAAGGAACTTCCAAAAACCACGAAAAACATCAGGGAACAAAAACTTAAGTATGCTGTATATATCGTATGGTTTTCCTTGAGCAGGGGTTCCTGTTAAGGCTAATCTATATGGTATTTTTGTTGTTTTAAATATTGCTCTTGCTGAAGCAGTTTTAGGATTTTTTATTTTATGTGCTTCATCAAGGATAATCATTTGGGGTTTGTTCTTTAAGATAGGTTCGATCAATCCATTTCTCGATTGTGTTTCTTTGAAGGAGTCTAAACTTATTACTAAGCCGTGTTCCCATTTTTCTATTGCTTTTAATTTTTGTTTTGGTGTTCCTATACATATTTGGCAGTCTTTTGATAACCATTTTTCATATTCTTCTTTCCATTGATAAAGGCTTGAAGCAGTGGTTATTATTAATATTTTTTCATTTTCTAGATTTCTCAGTTTTATTGTTGCTAATGCTGTTGGTGTTTTTCCTGTTCTTTGTTCATTGAAACAAGCAGAGCAGGGGAGAGATGCTAAAAATTCAGCATCTTTTTTCTGATAATCTCTAAGTTTCATGATCCTCCTTTATTAATGGCAGTCCACAATGCTGACAATAATTCCATAGTCTTCTGACAGCATATTTACATTCAGGACAAATCAAAGTTGGTTTTCTACTAGGTCTGCTAATAGGTGGGCCTATGATTGGTTTTTTAGGGATTCTATTCTTCAATTATCCATCCTCCTTCACCATCTTTTTTTATACCTTCTGCTTCTAATGTTCTTACATTAGGTGCATATTTTTGTTCATTATTTAAAGGCACATAAGTATAAATGAATACTGGCCCTTCTTTTTTTGTTGCTTTTTCATCTAGTTTTCCTAAAGCATTAATTAATTGAGATTGACCTACAGAATTTGAATTTGGGGCTTTGTGAACCATTTCATTGATTGCAGCATTTCTTATAATATTCATTTCAGTAGTTATGTAATCTACTGTTTTAGGGTCTGTCAGAAATGCTTTCCATTGCCAGGCATCTTCTATTAGAGTTGCCTGTGCTAATTGATAATGATTCATATACAGGCCTTCTTCACCTAATTCGATGAAGATATCCCAGCAATCTTTAAATTGAGCTTTTGTTAATTGCAGCATTTATAGTTCTCCTGTTCTTGAATTGTTTTTATTAGTTTTTCTCCGTCTACTTCACATAGAAAATGACACCATTCAGATTTGAAAAAAGCTTCTATTTCAAACTTATTCCATTTTGTTTGGGAGACATATTTGATTCTGTTATTTCTAATTATTGTTCTATAGTCTTTTATCGCTTGTATAACTATACTTTTAGCCAGATGTTCATATGCTTCATCTATTGTCATGTATTTAGGTAGATTAGCTTCATATGGAATTCTTTTCATAAACACCTGCCTTTTGTACTTTTGCTAGAATTTCACAGAATTTATATAGTTCTGTATCTTCGTTAATATCTAATAGGGGAGTGGGGTTATTTTGTGTATTCTTTTTAGGATTATCCAAAGTAGATCTAATAGTTTGTCTAGAAAATCCAAATGTTTTAGTAATTTCTGCTTGAGAATATTTGAATAGGGTAGCCAATGATATTACTTCATCTTTTATAGGGAGGTAGTATGGATCGCCTAACATTTTTCCTGTTATAGATTTTAGTAATTTATAGCTTAGATGTCCTATATGTGATATCGCTTCAACCATGAGCATTACTTCAATCATGTCATGATTAATATGATATATTTCTAAACAGAAATAATAGTATTTAATTTCAGTCCATCTTCTCAGATGTTCTGATAAAATCATGTTTTGTAATTTGCGATCATTTAGTACCTCTTATATTTGATTTTTAAACCTTTACTGAAGAAACTTGAGAGGGATAGCTGCAGCTCGGCGAGCCAACTTTCGCTGGTCCTGTGAGCAACGCGAGCATGGACCGCGAGGGGTTGGCTGCGGAGCTGCAAGTATCTCGCGAAAGTTTCTTTAGAGCAGTGCCTCCCTGGACCTGGCAGGGAAGGGAGGCAATTGCGACCTCTGTATCTTGATATCTCTTAAATTATTAAATTGTAAGATTCTTCTTTAGATAGAAGAATATTCTAAAGGTTTTGGCTGAGGAAACAGGGCTCGAACCTGTAATGCGAGAGTCAAAGTCTCGTGTGTTTCCGGTTACACCATTCCCCAAGGAACAGGAGAATCAGACGTATCCGATTCTCCTAGGTATGCTTCGAAGAGGCATACCGTTGTGCAAAAAGGGAAATATGAAAAAAAACATAGGTGGTGTTGGCTTTGCACCAACTCAATATATGAGAGCATAGTATATATTGCGCTTCTGATAGCAGTACCACCCATAATAAAAAATCTCCTACTTTTTTGAGTAGGAGAGGAAGATGTAACTATTCCTATAATCATAATTATACGGAAGAGTTCCTCTCCTACTAGTGCAAAAACCACTTTCGGGATATTTTAATTATATTCTTTTTTCTGATTTTTGCAAGTGCAAATTCTTTATTACATTAGAATGAGCTTGGATGATCCTGAATCAAGTTAGTATTCGAAATCTGCGATTTCGAATCTAACTTGTATTCAGTGATCATCTAGGCTGATTTTTCAAATATCATAGTCATTAATTTTCTTAAATTTTGAATTGTAAGAATCTAATTATTAATTAGATTATCCTAATAAAGAATGAGCTTTTATTTTATTAACGTTTTTGCTTTTTCCATGATATTTATATTAAATTTTATGTTATATTTATTAATTGTTTTTTCTATAAAATCTGGTTCTATTGATTTGTAATAAGAAATTAATCCTAACATTTTCTGTACATCATGGATTTCCCATTCGTCTCCTGTAGTACAGAAGTTGAATATCATTGCTTTAAATTTATTATTTTTCTCATGACCTACAGATATCTGATTATCTTTATTAATAATCAGACCTACATGATAATTTCTACCTGCAGATGATCCAAATCTTGTTTTATCTTCATTGATATGGAAAGGTACTTCCCATTTATTGAAGATATTTTCGATTATATTTTTGATTTCTCTCCAGTCAAATTTTTCTTTACAACTGATAGTAATGTCATCTGCATATCTTGTATATACGTAATTATGTTTTTTATAATTATGTAATTTTTCTGTAATTTCATAATCTATTGGAACCATTATCAGATTAGTAAGAGTAGGTGATAAGCGACTACCTTGTGGAAGTGTTCCGTTTAATAATGAGATTTTAATAATACTTTCCAAGTTTTCTTCTTTAATGAATTTAAATGGATAAACTTGTTTTAACATTTTTCTGAGGAAAGATTCATCGATGCTATTAAAGAAATCTTTTAAATCTAACTGAAGGAACCATTTTGATTTGTTTCTTTGATGTTCTTTCATTGCTGTTACTGTTCCTCTTTTTTCTACATAAGCGTGTGCTGCTTTATGTGGCAATACATGTAATCCTTTTTCAATATATTCTTTGTATGTTCCCTGAAGTGCGCTGATTGTATCGTCAGGAGCATCAATAGGTCTTGTTTTATTTGAGTTCTTTTTAGGGATTTCAAAGTGTCTATAATGATCTGCTGTGTCTATTTCTTTGATTGTTTCATTAAATGGTTTAAGAAAACCAGCATCTTCTCCATTTTTGAAATGCTTTTGAAATAGTCTTTCAGCATATTCTTCTTCGCAGACTATTGTTACTTTTTTAGTACCTTCTCTAATACTTTCTAGTGTCATGTATGGATTAGCTAACAATTCTTCGAATGTGATTTGTCTCGGTGCTGCTTTTGTATAAAATGTTAAATACATGATTATTTCCTTTCTATTACAACAAAAGATTTGATCTGGACCGGCCCTTGGATCTACAGGACTGTTAACTCCTGAAGTTACCGTCGTAGTTGTTGAAATTTGGAAGAGTATTTTGTTATTTTTTATTGAAAAATTTAATATTTTCCTCAGTTCCCGTTTTATTATTTTAACCCTACGTTGACTTTCCAGGTTAAGTGTCCGGTGTTGGAAGGCTTTAGCTGTAGCTGGGCTGCCTCTTTTCCGTTTACTTTATATTACTTAAATTGTTAATTGTAAGTATCTCTTTATTTAGAGATTATCCTTGTAATAGTTTCATAATTTATATAGCTTCTAAAAAGTAGCTATATGGTTGACATAATATTAATGTTTTGACTTCTTCATTGTTTATAAGATTTGTAAAATTTACAACTCCCATAATAGCTGTCATTTTAACGACAGGTGCTACTGAAAGTTCAAATCCACATGCTGAAACAGGCGTGTTTTCAAGTGCTTCTGCATGCGTGAAATTCAGGGATTCTTTTAAACTTTCTTTATGTCTTCTTTTGCTCCAATTAGCGTAATAGCATTGTCCTTCTGTAAGTGTTGTTCTGAAATCAAATATTCCTTTGATCATAGGGTTATTATAATTATGATCTACTATGTGATTTCTTACTTCAACAGAATCAACACACATGAATACATAACCTGTTAACATATGGTCTACATATTCTCCTTCAGTTATAATTGTGTGTTTAACTTTAGGATTAATATCAGAAAGAATATCTACTAATGCTTCTGTTTTTGGTTGACCTACATGTTTTTCGGTAAATAACTGATTAGCAATATTATGTCTTTCTACAATATCAAAATCATAAAGTACAATGTCTTCGATACCATAACGTACAAGAAGTTCTGCAACATTACTTCCGATGCTACCACATCCTATAATGTGACATCTTTCTTGTACTTTTCTTGGATCAAAGAATTCTAATGATTTGTTTAAGTCCATTATTTACCTCCTTTTTATTGTTCGTGGTTTCTGTAATATTTGGGAAATATAAGGTTCATCCCAATCTTCTTCTAGTTTTAAATTTGTTGTTGGGTATTTTTGACCATATCCATAAGTTTTTCGTGTTTCTGTTTTGCAATATTTTGCAATTTGATCAGCACACCATGTTTTAATATCCTGATTATTACTGTCTAGAATTTCAATCATGATTTCATTATGTCCTTCAAAAAGAATCTGCTGTTCAAAATCATAAAGGATAGGGTACATTTCCATCTTTTTATTTAAAACAAGGAAAATATAAAAGTCACCATCATCTACTTTGGTAATCAGTTCTGTTTGATATCCGTCATCTATTGCTGAACTATATACATTCATCATTACATGGGAATGTCCATGCAGTCTCATTTCATTAATAGGGAAGTTCATATCCATGATTAAGTTTGTTTGCCATTCTGCAAATTCATTTTGATCTGAACTTGTCAAAGCTGCTGAATTCGTTTGTGGGAATACCAGTATGTCATAAATTGTATAGATATTGTCTTTTCTTTTGACTAAACCATGCCACTGTATTTCTACTGTTGATTGATTAACGAGTTCATACATTTTAATATATGCATCTGCTGTTATATTAATAATTGGTTTTTTAATTTCTTTAGGTTCAATCTGTTTTAGGAATTCAGCTACATCTGTTTTTGTATATTCAAAATTTGTTACATTTTGATAATAATTATCATGATATTTAAATGAGATATCTTTAAGCATTTCTTCCCATTGATTAGGAGTCAGTCTCAGTTTCTTCATTATCTAACACCTCCTGTGTTGTGAGCATGATTCCGGTTTCTTTTGTTCTCCATGTTCTCATCTCTCTATTACAGTTAAGATGGTTTATTAAGGTATCTACTACGTAAGTATCTGAGAAGTTGAGATTTAATACTGCTTGAACTATTTGTTCAATAGCTCCTAAATAATTACCTTCTTTAGCTGCATCCTGGATTGCAAAGTTATGGTTACCAAAGCATCCAAATCGATCTATATGAGGATGTCCTATTATGTAAGGCCAATCATCTCCAATACTTTCTAAGGATACTTCAAATGAATCAGTATTAAATCTGATTTTACATCTGGTTATTAATTCATATTTATCATTATCAAATATATTTAATATACTCCAATCTGTTCCAATTCTTCTTTCTTTAATTTTATTAAGAATATATTTGTCATAATAAATAATTGGAGCTTCAAAATTAAATTCGACTGTATAATCATTTACTGCTTTAAATGATTTTATATACGGATGTTTTGATAGATATTTAATAATTATTTGCATATCTTCTGAAGGTATATTTTTAGCTGCAGACAACATTGTATTTTTGTGTCTTACTTCAGTAAGTAATTCGCATAAATAATTTTCATATCTATTTATTTCTGATTGTAATTCTTCAATTCTGTTTTGAAGTATTCTTACTTGTCTAGAAGATCCATATTCAAACGCCTTTTTTACAGCTGCATATTTGTATTCTGTTAAATCCTGACGTTCAAATATTGTTTTAAATGCTTTATTTATTGTTTCTAAGTTATTATTTAAAAATCCATTTAAAATATCCAGATATGCCGGTTCTGGATGTTCTATATTGTCTTTAAATAAACTCCATTGTAATATTTTTATTTTTATTAATTGTTCCCATGTTGGCTGTTTACTGATAAATACATAGATTCTGGATTTACCTTTATTATGTGTAAATACTTTTATGAAAACATTAGAAGTACCTTTTAGTTCTCTTTCTACAAGTTCCATTTCCTGCATATCAGGAATTTCTTCCCATCTGGTTTTAGGTGCAATATACATTACCAGACCATTAGTGGCACTTGGAGTATTTATTTCACTTTTAAAATCATCTATGGTGAAGTTTGGAGCTGACCATACTGTATTTCTATTTGTAAAAGCTACTTCTTCAGGTAGAAAGAATAATCTTTCTATATTGTCTAGAGTTTCAAGAAAATATCTTTTAGCACCTTCCAAGTCATAACCACAGAATGGGTCAGGTCTTGCTGGTAAAATTTCTACTAATTCGTTAGTTATATTTTGAAATTGTGTTGCCAATTCCCATTGATGGTTATCATTTGTTGGCAGGTAACTTATATAACTCATTTTATACTCCTTTCTAAACTAATAATCGAGGGCAGGATAGGTAATTGGCTAAAATTGTTAGTTTGTTATTTAAACATCGGGTTCCTGCCCTCTGTTATTAGTTCAGACCGCCATCACCTTTAACAACTGCAATGAGAATACAGTCTTCTGTGATTCCATGCTCTGTAAAGGATCTGTTAAGGCCTTCACCGCCTACTGCCAAACCATCCAGGTGGATTCCACCTCTTGAATAGTCAATTCCGTTTTCATCCAGAACGTCTTTAAGGGTTCTTGATGGATCTACTGTTACTGCTTTTCTATTTGTGTTTGTTCCGATGATTACCTTGATCATAATTTTCTCCTTTCAATTAATCGTTATTGATCGTGATAGCTCTTTCTGCATTCTGTTCAAGTGCTCTGATATTAGGCATTTCTGTTTCGATCTGTGTTTCAACAGCCTCCAGGTTATTAATAACCTGTGCGAACTTTCTGCTGATCAATTTCTTTTCCAATTCTGGGTCTGAGTGTTCGTTTACCGGATTTTCAGTAGTCATAAACAACTTATCTTCAGAATCAGTATTGCAGAATGAAACTCCGTATTTGCTTACATGAGCATCGCCCATTGTAATTCCGAAAATTTCATTTCCCTTTTCGTCGATCAGCTTAAGTGCTTCGGGCTTATAATGACGGATCGTGTCATAATTTGCTCTTGTCAGAGATGATTTGATCTGAATTGCATCTCCTGTAACATTGATTTTGGCCATAACTTATTTTTCCTTTCTTTATTAATTAAAAACTATAACAAGACAAAAAGAAAAAGACCTCAATTAGTCTTTTTTCTTTTTATTATGATC